CAGAACATGCTCATACCGTACCTCGCGCGCAGACGAACGGCTCCATTTGGGTCTTGCGGTTCAGGTAGAGCGGGTGCTTCGGCGCGCCGTGGCCCGTGACGCCCAGGCAGTAGGTCTCCGTCTTGGCTGCGGCCATCAGGTCCAGGACTTCATACGCCCGAATCCAATCCGCGTTGTTTCCCCAGGCGCAGACGACCTTGCGATGCGTCTTGAATACCGTCTTCAGGATGGCGTTATTCGACGGACCGACAGGATCGTCCACGCGGGTCAGATGGCATGGGTCGGTGGCGCGGTAGCCGTACAAGTTGACTACCAGCAGACCGTTGTAGCCCCAGTCCCGCGCGAACCCTCGGCAGCGATTGACCGTGGGGTCCGATTTCTCGGCGTCCGCCGTGGACGGGTTCAGCATGACGAACACCAGCGGAAGCTCGTGCCGTATCTCGGTCTCCGGTAATGCCTCGCGGCTCAGGATGTAGCGGTAGTTGCCGCAAGCGGAGATCATCGCGTCATTGGGACGCAGGTCGGTCAATGAGAATTGTCGCATGGCTTACCCCGGGAGAATGTGTGGAGAGTAGCGCGTGACATCCTTCCAGGTCTCGCCTGCCTGCCCCTTGGAATAGACGATCTTCCCGTTGGGTGCGACGACGATTTTCATTAGGGTCTGCCAAGTCTTCGCCGGCATGACGCTGCCCATGAACTGCTGCTCATCGGCATAGCATTCGACGACGTACGTACCGCTGGCGAAGGGCGTAGGCGACGCCGGGCTGCGTACGTCGATAAAGTCGTAGTGGTCCGTGGCCTGATTACCCGCCCGATAGCGGGCGCGCAGGCGCGCAAGCAGGTTGAATACCTGCGTGTGTAGGTAATGGCATGCCGACCACTGTAGGTCCATTAGCAGGGCCAGCGGCCGCCTGGGGCTACCCTGGTGCGCCTGTATCTCCGATACCGCGTCAAGCATGTCTCGGATGTCGCCGGCCGTTACCGTATGCTGCTCGCCCGCCTGTCCTGTGAAAACGAGAACAGGATCGTTGTCGTCGATCCCTTTGCCCTCGTCCCCCCAGCTTTGGACCATCTCCCACCATTTGGCGAAGCGCGCGAACGCTCTCAGATCAACCTTCATTGCCCGTTCCCAAATTGCAATTGATTTCAGATATTGCGCGACTGGTTCAGCGAGTTCCCGATCTCTCGCTTGACCGTGTTCTTGACGCTGAGTCGGCAGGTCGAGTGCATGGCCGCCCATACCTGCGGATACATCGTCTTGATGTGGTCCATGACCAGAAAGGCGACCCGATCCTCGTCAGGCATGCAGCCCTGCGCAAGTTGGTTGATGACCGGCAGCAGGTCTTCCAGGCGTACTTGGTGCAGCACCTTGCGCTTGGTGCCGCCCGTACCAATGACCGTACGAGGAATGAGTCCCGCCGCCGTCAGGGCCTCCAGGAGATCGTCCTGGGAGATCAGGCTACCTTCAGCCATGGACGGCCTCCTGGCCCTCATAGACCGAGAACATGATCTTGCGGTGGGCGCGGACCGCCATGTTCATGGTGATGTTGGCCTGGAAGACGGCCAACCGGCGCAGATCGCCCGCCGTGATCGCATGGCCGTTGACCCGGACAACCTCGGTATCGTCGTGTGTCGGCTGCGGGTAGCTGTCGAGCAACTTCACAAAGGGGCCGGTAATCTCGTTGGAATCGCTGAACAACTCCTGCGCAATGGCTGCGAACTCCGCATCGTCGGCCTTGATCGGCCCGCCCGGGTAGCGCTGCATGTGCGCCCGGACGTGTTCCGTGTACTCCTGGACCTCGGCCGATACCTTCGCCAGAGTGGCGCGCAGCATCCGACGATAGACCGCTGCGAACATCAGGTAGTTCAGCAGCATGGCGATGATAAAAACGATCACCATGTCGATGGTGGTGAATTGCATGACGCTCTCCTAGACATAGTTGGCGCGGAACGAGCACAGGGTCTGGTCCAGCGAGGCGGCCAGCAGCCAGGGCACGTTGGGGACGACGTTCGACGGCATAGCGGCCAGCGGGATGGGCCGGATGGTCTCGTCGGCGGGGTTGCCCCGCTCCCGCAAGGTGGTCTTGACCGTATTCATGATTTCGCTGCTGACGCAACGGAAAACATGGATGTCGCAGATCGGCTTGCCATCGCTTTCCTGGCAGACCTGCAAAAGGCCACGAGGCTCCCATTCGCGGCTGCTCGTGACAACGCCGGCTTCCTCCAGGAACTTCCGCGACATCGCGTCCTGGAGTTCTTCGCCTTCGTTGACCTTGCCGCCCAGGCCATTCCATCGGCCGACGACGTACTGCGGGCCACGTTTCTTCTCGATCAGCAGTACCTCGCCGGTACTCAGATCGCAGAGAAAGCCCAAAACGTAGACGATCTTCATGTGGATTGCTCCTTGTGGTGGGGTATCTTCTTCGTGCCCTCCGCGCGGCGCTGGTCATTGACCATTTGCCTGAAGCCGCCCGGCCAGACCTTGTGGGCTGCTGGGTTGTGCTCCAGCGGGTATTCGAGATGCCTGTCGCCCAGGAAGTAAACGACGACGTGCTGGTCGGACAGCCAGTCCATGCAGGCCGTGTCATCGGAGAGCGCGTCCTCGTTCGTGCAGCCGCAGAACCGCCTTCGCATCATGCGAGCCATGACTCCCGTTGCCCAGTGCAGCAGTAACGCCAGCGCGAAGCCGATCCAGAATCCGACGACGATTTCAGGTATGCCCAGGAGCATCTTTGCTCTCCTTCGTTTGGTGTTCGAGGCAGTAGCGATCCCACTTCGATTCAGCATCCCTGCGACGGAACGTCCCTTCGTCAGGGCCAGCGTGGCAGGTAGGGCAGTAGCAGGACCAACCCATCATCCGCGTTTGCTGCACGACGGGCTGGGTTGCAGGCTTGCAGTGCGGGCAGGGCGACAGGCGGTTTTTCATTTCCGCGCGGCCTTCTTCTTGGATTTCTTGCCCGCCCAGGGCTTACCGCCGCCATGGGCAACCGGAGTGACCTCGCCCAGCGGAATGCTGCGGATGCGAGCCAAGCGGCGCTCTTCGGACTTGTTCTTGATTTCGCGGTAGCGTTTGGGGTTGGACGCTGCCAGACCCTGCGCAGCGAGCGACAAGAGGATGCCGAGTGTGTTGGTTGCCATATACCTAATGCTCCAGAGTTAAAGGCCGCGACGGGCCAAGGCGAGATCGAGGCGCATCGCTGCAATCAATTGCAAACGGTGCATGCGCTCGACGTGGCTACGACAGTACATCAGGAGCGCCCCCGCGCCGAGACCCACGGCATAAACGATAGCGGAGGTTGAGGCGATGATCGAGGGCGTGTCCATGGTTAGAGAGCCGGTTCGGGTTTACGGGAATCGACAAGCGACTCGCAGGCCGTGATCCAACTTCGGACGCGCGGGCCGCGAACGATATCGTGTTTGTTGAATTCTACGATCTCGAAGTCGTTCATGTCCCTGGACACTTGAATGAAGTCCCGGATGCCGCTGGCATAGCCGTGCGTCCGGTTCAGGTCCATTTGGCGAGTATCCCCGGTGACGATGATGCGGGAGTTCTCGCCCAGGCGCGTCATCACCGTGTCGATGTGCTCGAAGGCGCAGTTCTGGACTTCCTCCAGGACGACGACGGCGTTGTCGAACGTGACCCCGCGCAGATACGAAGGCGTCCTGAATACCAGCTTGCCGGCCGCCTTCATCTTCTCGTACGTCGTCGCTGGCCCAAACAGCTTGGCGAGCAACGGCGGGTACGGGTCTTCGTAGACGGCCTGCTTCTCGTCCAGGTCTCCCGGCAGGAAGCCTTGGTCGATGGCGGGGACAGGTGCGCGGATGACGATGATCTGCTCGATGGCCTGCCGTTCGTCCGTGAGCGAGTGCGCTGCAAGGTAGAGGGCCACGAGGCTCTTGCCCGTGCCGGCCGTGCCAAGCATGGCGATGTCGTTGCCCTCCAGGTAGCTTCGTATGGCGTCGCGCTGTCGCTCGGTTCGGGGTCGGATATCGCGTAGATCGTGCCGAGTCCAATTGCGCTTGTCAGGCCCCTCGTTCCTTGCCTGTTGATCCTTCCTCATACCTCTCCAATCTTGCGTTTGGTCTTCAGCCCATCGTTGCTTACCCATACTGCCCTCACTGTCGTTGCATCATTGCGGGATAGATGTGAACGACCCCTTTCTTTTCTAGCATCTCGCAGAGTCTGAATGCTCCGCTGAGGTCATCGGCCGAGCCGACGAGAAACGTCGTAAATCCGGGGATAGTCACGCCGTATTGGTTGTGCCGGTGCCCGTCGATATCCCGGATGCCAGCGAAGTACGTGTACAGTTCGACAATCCAGAGTTCGGATGTCGTGACCAGCCGCTCACAGAGCGCATGCCGATAGCCCAGGTCGAGCGTATCGTCCGCGCTGAGAGCGTCCAGCAAAACCTCCAGATCGAACTCGTCGTCAACGTCGATGTCTTCTTCCGCGATCATAGCGATAGTACCCCTGCCCAAAAGGACGCAGAAATGACCAGCCATACCGCGATAACGGCGGTATCTTCCCAGTTCATTCCTTGATCCCTGCGACGGTTTCGTCGTTGTTGTACCGCCCACGCGCTGCGTAGGATTTGTCATCCGGTACTGGAGTATGCCGGTAGAACTTCATCTGCCCGATGAACATGCCCGGCTTCAGCAGCAGGATATGGGACTCGGTGACGTTGCGAAGTTCCAGGGTGAGACGTGAGCCGTGCCAGCCGGCGTCGCACCATGTGGCGGACAGGTGATCCAGCCCCGCGCGGGCCATGCTCGACTTCAGCAGGAACTGTGCGGAGATGTCATTCGGGAGATTGAACATCTCCATGGTGTGCGCCAGGATGAACTGCCCCGGATTCAGGCGATAGCCGCCCTCGCCCAGGATGCGTATGCGGCGCATGGAGAGCGATTCGCGCTTCGACAGATCGACGACCCGACAGGTCTGGCCGGAGTAACGGTTCCGGCAGACATCCAGGTCTTCGACCATGATCTCCCGCCCCAGCCGTACGTCGATGCTGGCCGCGTTGATAGCGTCATCCTGAACGTCAGTGACGACGCCCCGCTCGGCCAGTCCCCTCAACTCGACGTAGCTCAGTAGCATTTCATCCCCCAGTAGTTAAGAGATGCTACCGCGCCCGCAGGCGCGGCGCAATGGTCAGACAGCCATCGGGACTCTGATGGGCTTGTGGGGATAGTAACCCATGAGGATGAAAGAGTCGGCCACCGTCTTCTCGTAGCTGTCCAGTTCCGGGTCGATAGTCAAGCGAGGGGCCATGAGGAACGCGGCGTCTGCCGGGTGCGCGCATCTCCACTTCGAGTTGCGGGTTAGCATCAGCTTGGCCGCGTTGACGTGGTTGAGGTAGATATGCGTGTCGCCCAGGGTCATGATGAGCCGCCCGGGGTAGACGACGCGCCCGGACGAATTGCCCCAGACCGTGACCATGTGCGCGATCCAGTGCGTCAGCGCCGCATAGCTGGAGATGTTGAAAGGCAGGCCCAGGAAGACATCGACGCTGCGCATGTGGACCATCATGTCCAGGAAGAACCCGCCCTGGCCGTCTTCGCGCATGTAGCATTGGAACGCATAGTGGCAGGGCGGCAGCGCCATCTGATCCAGTTCACCAGGATTCCATGCCGTGACGAGATGGCGACGGCTGTACGGGTTGCTGGCAAGGTCGTGCAGCAGGTTGTCCAGTTGATCGACCTCCAAACCCGGCCCCCACCAGCCATCCGCTGGGGCAACCTCGCCGCTATGCGGCTCCCTTACTGGCTCGGGCCTAGCCGGTCCCTTCCAGCCGCGCCATTGGACGCCATAGATGCGACCAAGATCGTCCTCGCCCTTCCTGACGGGGTTGTTCAGCCAGGGATTGCGGTGCCCTTCCAGGCCGGGAGCGTTGGCGTTGGCGTCCCATATCTTGGTGCCAGCATCGCGGAACTGCTTGGCGCTGTCGAAGCCGCGAATGAACCCCACGAGTTCGGCCGCGATGGCTTTGAAATTGGTTTCCTTGACAGTGACGATGGGGAAACCCTCGCCCAGATCGAAGTTCAGGGTCCGCCCGAAGACCCCGATGGTGCCTACGCCGGTCCGATCCTGACGTACCTGCCCGTTGACGAGAACATCCTGTACCAAATCCGTGTATTGTTGCATGATGCTTTTCCTTGCGTGAGTGTACCTACTGCTCCGTGGGGTCGCGTGCAATCAATTTCAAAAACGCCGCTCGCCCGAATATCTTTCCCCGCCGATGTACCGGCCGTCGCTGTCCCGATCATCACTGCCGGCCATCCAGGTCGAGCGACGTTCGAGCATGTTGGTATACGCCCCGCAAACAGCATCGGATACGTCTTTGCTGCCCGTGACGGGGTGATCGACCTTGCCGGTTTTGGTGTCGTGTTCCAGGTTGACGATCTCGTCCAGCAAGACCGCATCATCGAGCAACAGGATACGACCGTCGTACATCGCATCTCGGAATTGCTTGTACGGTACGTCGGTCCTATCGACGGAAAGCAGTGTAGCTTTCATGCCGGCCTTTCGCCATGCCTGGATGGATTCACGAGAATTGAATCCGTCGTAAGAGACGCCCTTGATCGGGTAGCCGTAGCGGTTGCGAAGCTGGGCGACGAACGCCCGAACCTCTGCAATGTCGATCTCGTTGTTGGCGTCCGGCTCAATGGTCGCCGCCATCTCCAGGCGCGCCGTGGGCATCAACTCGCGCAGGCCCTGGCGCTCTACCTCGATCAGGCCCGTGAAGCAGACCATTGCCACGCCGCATCGGTCGCCGTTGATGGACAAGTCGATATGGACGTAACGGGGGCGTGACGGGTTGCCGCAGTAGTGGTGCTGCTTGACCTGGAGCATGCCGTCGATGCCAAGGATGACGTGATCCTTGACCAGGAACGACTCCAGGCCCTCTTCCCGCCCGGCCTCGACGCATTCGTAGACCTTGTGCCGGCTCTTGATGAACGGAGACAGTGCGTTGTGGGAGATGCCCAGAACGTCGCGCAGCGTGTCGTACGGCTTGTCGCGGAACGCTTCCAGGTACTCGACCGGGACTTGCTCGACCCAGGCCCCCTTCGGGACCGTCTCTCCAGGCTCCAGGACGCGCGTATCGTGTTGCAGGTCATTGCCTATCAGCAGGCGGAACTTCTCGCCGCTGAAGCGATCCTGCGGGACGACATCGTACTGTCGCTTGTTGTAGATGTAGGTGGATTTGATCTTGTTGCGCTCGACGAACGCCTTGCGCTTGTCGGTGAAGTCGCCCTTGTACCGGGTGGACGAGGACGGGAAGATGATGCCCATCATGGGGAAGTTGCCGGGCTTCTGGAAGCGGCCTTTCTTCCGGGTGACCATCCGGTGGTGGACCTGCTCGGCCTGATCGTACAGGCCCGCCCGCCCGGTGCTGACCTCGGCCTTCTTGGACCGCTGGACAACCTGCATGAAGTTGATTTCGTCGATCATCCCGCCGATGACGGCTTCACCCAGGATGGCGTCTTCGTCGCCGCCTGCCCGGACGATTCGGATGTTCTTTTCCTCGAAGTACATTTCGCTGTCGATCAGCTTGGACGGCGGCATGAACTTCTGGAAGTAGGGCATGGCCTCGATGAACTTGCGCATCGGGGCATAAACGACCTTGTTCACGACGTGGGGCTTCGCGCCCATGATCGGGAAAACGATGGACGTTTGCTTCGGGAGACCGTAGATAGCCTGCGGGTTCTTGCAGCAGCCCAGCAGATAGGTGTGGTACATGATCGAGACCATGGAGATGGTGGACTTGGCCGTGCCAGTCGCGCCCATCATCAGGCCCTCGTCGTACGCCCCATAATCAACGCCGCGCCACCAGTTCTGGTTGATCTCGATCAGCGCCTTGCGGACCTCGGGCCAGATGTTCAGGTCGGTCGCACCCAGGAACTCCGGGGAGTCCATGAACTCCTGGATGGAGACAGGCGGGCGCTCCAGTTGCTTGACAAACCGAAACAGCGTCGGGTCGCCGTGCATGAAGTTCTTGACGGCGGTGAGGTACATCTCCCCGAACATCTCGTTGTTCATGCCTTGGGCGACGGCCTCGACTTCTTCAAGGAAGCGCGTCGCCCGGCGATTCAGTGGTGCATTCATAGTTCGACAACTTCCGCATGGTCGTTGGAGTCGGTGTCCTGGAAATCCCGGAAGCCGCGCGTACGGCGACGCCTGGGCGCAGGTGGGTCGCGGCGACGGCCACCATCGGCAGCATCATCGCCCTCCATCAGGACTTGCAGCATGCGCTCGGTGTTCTCCATGAGTTGGTGGACATCCGAGATGCTGGAGCCGTCTTCCGACCGGCGATAGCGCAGGACATCGAAGACGCCGGCCGACTGATAGAAGCGCGCCTTGTCCGCGTTGGCCGCGAGCGAGGTACGCATGGCCGCCAGCTTCATCGGCGTCGGAGCATCGCTACTAGCGATGCGCAGGCCCATGCCCGATATCTCGTCGTAGAGTTCGGTCTGGTTGCCAATCATCTCGTTGATATCGAGTTCCCGCGCCGCCTCGCGCAACCGCTTCTTCAGTTCGGCCCGGTCCTTCTCGACGGTGGAGATGGAGACGCCCAGTTGCCGCGCGATTTGATCCAGGGGTACGCGCCGCAGCAGCAGGCGATGCAGCAGTTGCAGTCGATACTCCTTGGCATAGGCGCTGCTGCCCGCCGCCGCGACCTGGAAGAGGCGGTTCTGCGGGTTATCGGGATCGTCCGGGGGCGGGCCGCCCTGCGGGCCAGGAGCGGGCAGAGTGCGGACCGCTTGGTTCATCCGGTGCGGGTCGATGGCGTCGTCTACCTCGTCTTCCTCGTGATGGCTGCGAGGCATGCCCTGGACCGGACCGGAGCCACGTACTCCGCCCCCGCCGAAGCCGCCGCCCTGGCGGCCGCGCCGAAGCACGACGCGCCGTTGCGGGGTGTTGGCATCATCCTGCGCCATGGTTGCCTCCGTCCCGAATGGCGAAGTAGGTGGCGAAGACCGCGTAGCGCGTGGTCTCGCGGACGCTGAAGCCGGAAGAAGCCAAGCGGCCGAGGAACCAGAGGCGGTTCGTGGGCCACATCGAATTCTTCAGGGCCGCCGACTTTGCCACGATCTCTTCGCGGGTGTAGCCGTTGTCCAGCCGGAACTGGATGTACTGCTCATGCAGTAGCGCGCCCAGCGGCGTGTTGTCGTCTTCCTTCGTGCCATAGATGAGGACGCCGCCCGGCTTGACCATATCCAGTATCTTGGTCAGGACGCAATCCTGAAGGGTCGGCGGAACGAATTGCAGGACGTAGTTCAGGTTGATGATATCGAACGACGAACGGTTGTCGTCCGACAGGAACTCGGCGCTGGTGATGTCCATGCGGTGAACCCTGGCGTCCGGGAAGTCAGCTTCCAAGCGACTGCACATCGAGTCGGAGATATCGGCGGCGCAGACGTGCTTGACAATGCCGGGGCCGTAGCAGTTCCGCAGAGCGTCGATGAACGCGCCGCGCGATGCGCCGAAGTCGGCGATCTGGAGACCAGGGCGTTGGACCCAGGCGGCCAGCATGCGAGCATGCATGGCGTGTGCTTCGTAGAAGTGCGGGATCGACCGCTTTGCCATGTTCGGGAAAATCGCCGTGACCTCGTTGTCGAAAACGAACTTGTCGGGATCGGCAGGGAAGTGAACAGGCTTTTGCGGGTCTTCGTTGACGCTGAGACTCATGATGGACCTCGGCCGGGATTAAGTTACGGCACAATCTTAACCCCGGCTGAAGTCAATGTCACGACATCATGGAATCGCTTGGCCCTCGACGCCGCGCGCCGCGCGCTCTTCAGTGCGCTGCTGCAACGCCTTCTGCGCCTCTTTCAGGTGGTAGAGGGCGTCGTCATTGTTGTTGCTGGCGAATGGCCCTGCCTGGAACCCTGTCAGACGGTCGATCAGGACTGCGATCAGGGCTTCGTGCGTGATGCCTTTCGTTCCCTCGGCCGGGTCTCCTTGATGGAACGTGAGTCGCGTGGTCTCGTCCCGTATCTGCCCGAACGCCAGAGGCTTCTCCGGGTGGTTGATCGAGAGGTAGTAGACAGTGGGCGCGCCGCCCAGGCCCTTGCTCTTGTCGTCAGCCAATACGTCGATGCGACCATTGCAGAGGTTGACGCAGTGCGACGTGATGCGGCGCAAATCGTAATTGAAAGGTACTCGCATGATGCTCTCCTACGGTAGTCGGCCCATCATGAGCCGCTTTGCGAAAGCCTCTTTGGCTTCCTTGACCAGACCCATCGTGGACCCGTCCAGGTAGGGCAGATCAAACTCGAACTCCAGCGACTGGGCCAGGACTTTTGCATTAACGCCGACTGCGTTGGTCAGCTTATAGTAGAAGACGTTGCCGCCCGGCCAGAACTCCACGGTCTTCCAGAAGCGGCTGAACATCTCCTTCGCCTCAGCCTGGGAGTGGAACTTCTGGAGCTTCGGACGGCTGGTGACATCGCCTAGGCGAACCCCAGGCTCACCATCCATGACGAAGTATACGCTGCGGCGCTCCCCGCCGTACTCGTAGTTGAAGTCCGAGATGTCCCGACATGTACCGTAGACCGCCGTGGCGCGCGTGCAGAGTGCATGGACGATAGCGAGCACCTTCAGACGATCTTCCGGGAACGGGATCGAGTTCATGACCGCCGACAGGAAGATCGAATCGAACTTCAGCTTGGGGTTTGCAATCAATTGCAGAAACCGCTTCGCCTGTTGACGGGAATAGGCCGGGTCAGGCTGGCCGCCCGGCTTGTCCGGGTCAAATCGGTACGGCTCGAAGTCGATGGCATTCATGCCCTTCGTCTGGAGGTAAGGGGCGACCTTGCAAAGCCCCGCGCCGAAGTCGAGGATGTTCTGGCCGTGCGTGTGCCTGAAATGGTTCCATGCTTCCGGCGTGTAGCTGTCCTTGTCCAGCAACGTGCGGCATCCGTTGGCCCAGAAGCGGTAGGACTTCGGGACCGTGCCCTTATCGTTCGACGCTCGCCGGAATGCGCCCGCCCGCAACAGGTCTTTGAATTCGCCGTCGATCTTGTAGTCCATCGACAGGTAGTTCAGCAGGGCGCTGGCTACGTCTCCGATCTCATCCGACACCCGGACAATGGGCCAGGACGTGACGCCGGATTCAAGCGCCGAGAACAGCCGGTGGATGCCGTTGATGACACGCCCGGAGATCGTGACGACGGCAGGAATCCTGATGCCCTTGCGCAGCAGCGTGTGCGCCGCCAGCGCGGCCTTCTTGTCGTATAGCTCGGGCACGCTGCGGACGATAGGTGCTATGGGTTCGTCCCGGCAGTGGAACGCTGCATGGATTTCCGGGTCTTTGTCGGGCAGCGCCTCGGCCGCCGCGATGACCGTCTGCATGTCCAGCTTCTCCGCGACCTTGCCGCCCGTGTCGAAGGCGTTGAAGTCGTTGGTTATCCGGTTGAACAGGATGTTGACCCCCTTGATGTCCGCCTCGTCCAGTTCGATATCCATGCAGGGGATGGTGTCCAGGCCCAGGTCTTTGGCTACGGTCAACCGTTGGTGGCCCGACAGCAGCAGATTGGTGCCCTTCTGCCGGAAGACAGGCATCAGGAATCCCAGTTTAGCCAGGGACAGCCGTAGCAGTCCCAGGCGCGCCGGATCGGGTTGCCGGGGGTTGGTATCGTCCGGGACCAGTTCGTGGACGCTGACGGCCAGGATCGCGCTGCGTGGGGCCGGTTTGACTCGGGTACGTCGAACGACGGGCATGGGCTACTCCGGGATCGCCAGCCGGCGCTTGAGTTCTGCGGCGATGCTCTCTTCGTCGAAGTCGCAGAGTTGTCGGATGCCGTCCGCCCAGGTGCGATAGCTGCGCTGCGGGACGAAGAAGACGAACTCCCCGATCACGATACGGGTGGTGGCCGGCGCGCGCCGCTCCGCCCGAGTGATCTGCTCTCGCTCCTGGTCTGTGACCAACGTGTTGCTGTCCAGGCAGTCGTCGGCCACGACGGAGCGCAGGCAGTCGATTTCTTCCGCCGACCAGCCGTAGCCGGATAGATCGAACCCGACATCCGACAGCTTGGCAATCTCGCCGGCCAGCAGATCGTAGTCCCAGTCCGCGATCTCGGAGACCTTGTTGTCGATCAACCGGAAGGCGTTCAACTGCTCCGGGGTCAGGTGCGAGGCGTAGACCACGGGTACTGCCGTCATCTGTAGCAGCTTGGCCGCCTCCACGCGGGTGTGCCCCGCCGCCAGATTGCCCTCGTCGTCGATGACGCAAGGGACCAGGAAGCCGAAGGTCTCGATGGACTTCTTGACCGCCTCGACGGCCTTGGCGTTGTCCCGGGCGTTCCATTCGTACGGATTGATATCGGTGATGTCCCGATACTCGAACTTCAGCCGTTGTTGGCGAAAGTCCTGCTGAGGGGCCGCTTCGGGCCTGCTTGCCGTGCCGCCAGTTCGGCGGGCGATTCGACGTGTTGCCATTCTTCACTCCCAGAACGAGAAAAAGGGGACCGCCCCGTAGAGTGGTCCCCTTGCTTGGTGCTACCGGCCGGGGCGCGGATTACGCCTTGGCCGTGGCGCGCTTGGAAGCCGCCTTGGTCGCGGGCTTGCCGGGGGCCTTGCGGGCCGGCGCGGCCTGCTCTTCCTTGCCCGTCTCGGCCGCTTCACCGCCGTTGGTGATCGCCCATTCTTGCAGGATGTGCAGCAGGGCTTCGGTGGTGTCTTTCAGACCCAGTTGTTCCTTGGCCGCGTTCAGCGTGTCCTCGACGATGGCCGCTTCTTCCTCGAAGTAGCGGAACTTCAGGGTCAGGCGCGTCTTCTTCTCGCCCGGGTTCTTGCTGGAGCCGACTTCGACCTGCTCCTTGATGGCCTCGGACAGGTCGGCCACGGTGTTTTCCTGCGCCAGGGCGATCAGGCCCTCGACATCGGCGTTCTCGCCCACGAGATGCTTGGCTATCTTGCTGGCCTTGGTCCAGCCGATCTCGGCCACGACCTGCGACGGGTTCTCGATGCCGGCCAGGGTGAAGCAGGTGTAGATGTCGATCAGGTACATCGCCTTGCGGTAATCGACATTGAAGAAGTCCAGCAGGAACTTCTGGAAGCCACCGGCTTCATCGTAGGCTTCGCCGCCCTCGACTTCGAGGTAGGACTTGGCCTTCTTGATGTGGAACAGGATGCCGCCCAGTTGGAACTCGGTCGTGGCGACGTTGGCTTCCAGTTCCTGCGCCGTGGCGATCAGGTCGTCGGATTCCGCGATCAGCGCCAGAACCGACTCGTCCTCGTTTTCCAGGTCGGGCAGTTCGTCGTTGGCGGCCTCTTCGCCATCGGCTTCTTCCTTGGGCGCGGCCTTGGCGGTCTTCTTGGCGGCGGTCTTGGTCGCTTTGGTGTCGGCAGCAGCCGTCTGCTCCTTGACGCCGGCCTTACCCTTGCCGCGCGCCGGCTTGGCAGCTTCGGCTTCGGCTTCGGCTTCGGCGGCCGGTTCGGCGGCAGCAGCGGGTTCGCCCGGGACCAGCTCGATCTCGTCTTCCAGGACTTCGGTTTCCAGGAATTCGGGGTTCGTGTCGGGGTGGACCTTCTTCTTGGGGTTGAAGTCGGGGTTCGGGGCCTTGACCACGAAGCCGGTTTCGACATCTTCGCCGGATTCTTCATCCTTGACGACTTCCGGCAGGCCGACGACTTCGTAGACTTGCTCGGCTTCGAGGATGCGTTCCTCTTCGGGGACACTTTCGTCGTAGCCGAGGAACTTGACTTGGGAACCGACGACGATCTCGTCGGCTGCGGCGGGGGCCGCCTTCTTCGTTTGAGCTTTCGCCATGATGTGTACCTTTCAGGGTTTACGGGAGTTGGACCGATTCGGTTGGTGCAGGATGCATGTTATGGAAATTCGAGAAAAACAGCAACCGTACACATGAACCTTTTTGCAATTGATTGCAGGCTAGTTAGGGGTCATCGTTTCAGCTTACCTCCCATCTCTATGGTCGGGGGCTCCCCTGACCGGACTCTCTGTAGCAGTAGGGCAGGCCCTGCCTGATCCAGATACGCTTCGCCGTAGGCCATGAGGCCGAGGGCGTCCGCCTCGTCGCTCTGTCGGATGTCGTAACCAAGCAACTGCTGGATTGCCTTCATCATCTCCGTCTTGCCCGCCGCGCCCTTCGATAGTCGGCCTTTGCCAGTAATCGAGCGCTTCAAACAAGTGGACGAGACGATAATAACATCAACGCCCATCTCCCAGAACAATAATTTGAGTACGCCCCCGCCCTCACCGATGTTGAAGACGCGGCCGCTCTTGGGGCCTCGACTGAACGCATAGTCTTCCAGAACTACTACCTCCGCCCGCGATGCCTGGATAACCTCCCTGGCCCGCTCGCGTATGTAGTAGAGCCGGTGGGAGCCGCGCAGCTTGCCAGTATCGACCCGCCCGGTTCGTACTTCCCCATCAAGCCGGTAGGCGAAGCCGGTGGAAGTCAGGGACGCATCTATACCGACGATGCGGCGTCGAGGTTTAGCGCTCCTGGAAGCAGAGTTGGCAGACCTCACAATTCTTCGCATCTGGGGACTCCGTGGTCGAGCATTTGATTCGGATGGGCAACCGCCCGCTTTTCTTCGCATCCCGGTACGCGATAGCGTCCTCGATCATGTCGTTGAGGCGCGGCAGTTCGGGAGCGACCTTCAGGACAAATTCCTTGACCGGCGATGTGTACCCGAAGACCCAGCCCTTGGTGACATACAGGATGGAAACGTGGTCGGTGAGAGGATACCCCCGCCTGTGCATGATGCGCCAGTAAAAAATCGCCTGGAGTACATGGTCCGGCAGCGGTCTCTTAAGGTCTTTCCATTGATCGTGTGAAATTGATTTCAACTCCGATACGTGGAACGCCTGTATCGCTTGCCGGTAGTGCAGAAGGTCCGGGTTGCCCACAACCATCAACTCGTCGTCGAACATCGGGACTTCTTCGTAGATGTTGCATTTCTTCCGGCATTGTGGGCAGACCTCATCGACATCGGTCTCTTCCAGTGTGCAGGGTTCCTCGTGGTGCAGGAAGCCGCAATGGCAGCGCCATCTGCCCCATATCTCGTTCGGAGCGGACTCGACGAACATCTGCTTGGCCGTATCGTGAATCGCCTCACCCTGTGCAAAGGTGAAGCGGTCGCCCAAGGTTAGTACCTGGGGGCGCGGCTTGACGTTGTACTTTTCGCAGAGCGCGGATTTGCGCAGGCAGCGATGGATCAGGTCGGAGACGTGGAGGTAGTCCCCGCCCCGCATTGCCCGTGGCGTGGAGCGTACTCGCTTCAGGTATTCGACGAGAGGGCTGTCCTCGTCCAGTTCGACAATCTTCCCATCAGCATCGGCACGTCGAGCCGGGGCAGGCTCCGGCGCGCCCAGGCGGCGGCGCGTGATGCGGCGGACCGTCGTGTTCTCCGGGGGTTTGACCATTGTGCGGCGCAGACGGGTGACCATGACTATCCTTGTTGATTCGCGCAGATGGAGTCGAGTACCCAGGTCGGGCAGACCGCGATCTCTTTCATGCGCTTTCCGTTGTTGTTGAATTCGATGACGATGACCGGCATCTCTCCGGCAGAGACGGCAGCTTCCTCTATTTTGTCGATCATGTCCAGGGTGACCGAAAACGACCTGTTGCCGGTGGTCTTGGCCTCGATCCGCAAGATGCCCTTCAGACGGCAGTCACCTTTGATGTCTCCCGCGCCAGATCGAGGAACCAGCCGCCCGCCGATGCGCTTGGCGATCTCCTTCTCCTGCCGCTTTGCGCGTTTGTGGGAATGCCCATTGGAGTTAGCCAGAGCCGGGTTCTCCAGGCGCTTCAGATACGGATTAGCCATTGTGTTCATCCCAAAGTTGCCAGAGGTTTACTACTGGCTTGGCTGCGATAAGCTGGGCGTAGCGGATGCAACTTGCCGTGCCGCCCGGGGTGCCGCTCCACAAGGCCAGGATGGTGGTGACCAGGGGATCGTCCACCATGGCCTCGTTGCGGTCCTGCATGGCCTTCCTGCTGTACCCGCCCGGGCTGACTACGACGATCTCCAGCGCCTTGTCCAGCAGGTTGCGATACAGCGTTTGCGTGGCGCTCGGCCAGACGCTCTCCTGGCCCTGGAACGGGACGAACGCGCGGTAGGGGATGTCCAGCAGATAGCATGCCTCAGCGACGGCCATATCCCAGCCCTGAGCCATGCCGACGATCATTCCTTTGGGGCGCATGCCGTCCAGGACGCGCAGGGCGAACTCGATACGGCGCGTCTCGGCCTTGGCCCCGTAGCCGCCCAGTTTGTCAGGCCGGTGGCCGGTTGCGGCCAGCCATTCGTCCGCGTACTCGCTCATGGTAGCTTGCGAGCCAACAGTTCAAGAATGATGTCGATCTCGGCCGGCTTGAGATCGTCTGCGAATGCCTCTGACAGTTTGGCGCGCGCAGCCTTGACGGTGCGTGCCTCGTCCTGGACCTTCCGCAGGAAGCGGTAGACCTCCATCATCTGAACGGCGTATTCCTCTTCGATGGCGACGGAGATGGCGGCGTCTACGACCCGGGGATCGCAACCTGGATTCAACCGCTTGTACATGGCGGTCAACTGGTCCTTGGTCTCCCCGCGCCGGACCCGCAGCATCGTGCGGATGCGCTCAACAACCGAGGCTTTGTCGATGCCCGTCTGCTGGAAGATGTCCTGCTGAACAGGGCGGCGGATTCGCCGGATCGTTCTGGTAGCCATGTCACATCTCGTAGATCGAGTCGATGAAATACTGGGGCATGCCCAGCTTGACGGCGTGCAGGGCGATCAGATGGTTGCGCAGCGCCTGCTTTACGTCCTGGTTCTCGTACAGGAACTCGATGGCCTCGTCGGCGTTACCGAACGGGTATTCGTCGTCGATGATTTCCAGCTTCCAGGACCGGCCGCCGCCCGTGTAGATGCCCATGCGCTTGGCGGTGGCAAGCATCGTGCCGGCCTCGTCGATGTCGCCGGTACTCAGAGGCAGCGTTGCGTGGTCGCGCCGCATCATCTGGAACTCACCAGTACGGATGCCCGCGTTGAACTTGTTCTTGTCGATCTTGAACGAGTGCTCGTTGTAGGCCAGCGTCTCGAAGCCCTGGCTATCCTTCTCGATCTTCTCGTAGTTCTTGAAGATGGTGCGCGTGGACAGATAGTGTTCGTACGCTTTGCCGCCCGGCGAACTGAGCGCTTCCTGGCCCGGGGGTGCCCATTTGCCGATGCCGGCGCGCCATTGGTTAGTGCAGAGCAAGGTGGGATAGTGCCCGCGCTTCGACTCGGACAGCAGCGCGGAGTTCACCTTCGATACCAGTTTGGTCGTGAGCTTGGCGTGCAGCCCCGGCGTGTCGTTGTCCTCGGCGGACGTTTCCTGGACCTTGGTGGGGATCAGCGCCGCGATGGAGTCCAGGCCCAGTAACCCGATCTCCAGCGTGCGCATGAGCGCATCGACCAGATCAATGGCCTGCTCTGCGGTATCGGGCTTGACGATGAGCAACCTATCGTTGTCGATGCCATGAACCGCAGCCCATACCGGGTCATAAGTGTGCTCCGCATCGACCAGCGCAACCTGCTCGTCCGGGTATCGCTGCTGGTACAACGCCAGCGTCTTGAGCATGACGGTGGTCTTCCCGGAGTGCTTCGCGCCGGAGAAGTCGTTGACCTTGCCACGTATGATCCCGCCACAGAGCGCCATGTCCAGGGTAAATACCCCAGTGGACAGACGAGGCGGCTGGTAGACGCTGCTGCCCTTGACGATGGTGTGCTCGCCTTGGTTCTTGCGGATCGCTGCAACAACCTGATCCAGTTCCCGGGGTGCCGCCTTCTCCGCCCCCTCTTTGACGCCTTGGACCTTCCCTCTAACCCGTGTGCGTGCCATGTTATTTCCTCTTTGTGCCCATCCATGCCGTTTCTTCTTCGCTCAACTTCTCGGCAACGAAGTCGGAGGCGTCCCGGTACGTCTGCTCGATCTTCCCGGGGTGGCAGGGGATCGTGACGCTGACATCCAGGCGCAGAGAATTATAGTCCCCCAAATTGTAGGTGCCGCCCGCGCTCACCCGAACGAAAGCCGGCTCTACGCCAGCGGGGAAATCAACCTCACCCAGGGTTTCTTGCTCTTCTTCTTCGCTGCCGTAAGCGCCGGAGCGCGTGGTGCGTTTGATGGTCTCGCTCTTGGCCGCCGACCTCGCCCGAGCGGCAGCGGACCGTAGTCTGCGTTCTGCCATGATGGCTTCCTTTCTGGTTTAAATATTGTGCGCCCGGTAGCCTTGGATGCGCTGGAACATCCGGTGGCGTACGTCTTCGTGTTGTGCGCAGTAGTAGGCGAATTCCTGTTCATGCAGGGCCAACTCCTGCCCGATGATCTCCAGTTCTCCTACCGTGTAGACGCGCAGGCCCCGCGCCGTTTCCCGCATATACGGGGCCGGGACCAGATCGCGGTCCAGCCAGCGCCGGAAGTTCGGGACCGACTTACCTAGCGCAGCCGCCGCTTCGGGGACCGTGTAGGTCTCGACGGTGGTGGGCTGTTCGAGGTCTTCGTGCGTGATCTCGCGGAGGGTTCCTGCGGTAAGGAGTCCTCCCTGGAGCGCGCTCGGACGGAGCGGAACCGCTCGACGATAGCTGCTTCTTGAAGCCTCCTTTGCTTTTTCACGGATTCCGGGGTCAGTAGCGTATTTATCCCGTCTCTGTTGGTTTCGATCCGGTGTGCTTTTAAATCGGTTACCCGGCTTTCCGTTTCGCGTAATAACTGGTTTGAGCGGCATGGCGTGGTACTCCCGTCATCGTTCCATTCATAAAGGACAGCGTTGTCTTTCAGATAGTCTCGGACCCGATTCCCAAATGAATGCAACAGCCTGTAGTTGTTCTCGTCCACGATGGTAACCCAGATCGGCAAGATATCGACCTTGCCGCGCTTGATCCGCCCGTGGACCTGCTCTGCTACCCCGCGCGGCGTGATGTCTATGCCCGCCGTCAATCGTGGTACATCTACTCCCTTCTGGAACATCCCGTACGTCGCCAGGATAATCCTTGCATGCTCCTTGATCCATTTCAGTCGCTCCTTCGGCGTCTTCTTCTGGACCATGGTCAGTTTGACGGGGGTGTAGTCGGTGCCCGGCTCCCAGCCCTGCGGCCGCCTTGGCGGTTTGGGGTCTTTGACCCATTGCCAGACCGGATGCATACCAACGTACAGCCCGATCTCTTCTTCCTCCATGCCGAGGTAGTAGAGCAATTCCTTGATCTCGTTCAACTGCTCGATCCGGTCGCTCAGGACCAGAACGTCTCGCCCGCTTTCGTAGAGCCATTGAATGGCTTCCGCGACCATCAGATTCCGGGGGCCGTCTTCCGAGACCTCCGTGATAATCCGACCTACCTTGGGGGAAATGTTCGCGTACCAGGAATATACAGTCGGATGACGAAGAATGTAAACAGCCGACTCGTCGTGCTCCGCGTCTGCGGCAACTCTCACCGGGCCGAGGTTGTAGTCGAGGGCCTTCTGCAACCCGTCTCGCCGTTTGGGCGTGGCCGACACCGACAGCCGGCGTGACGCGGAGAACTGGGATAGCGTGGTTTGGAACGTCGGCGCGCCCGTGGTGTGTACCTCGTCGAATATGACGAAACCGAAGTAGTCGTAGAAGTCCCGCGCGAACCTCTTTTGCGTCAACGTCTGGATCATGGCGACAACGACCGGCTTGCCCTTGTAGTCGCATTTCGTGCCCTGGACGATACCGATGTCTTCCCGCTTGAACCCGAAGTGCGGTATCAGCGTTTCGTCAATCCATTGGTCTCGCAAGTTCTCCTGGTCTACCACGATCAGCGTGGTGCGGCCAAACTGCGCAGCGACGTAGAGGGAGGCGATGGTCTTGCCGAAGCCTGTCCGCGCCCGGAATACCACGTCGTAGTAATCGCCGAAGCAATCCAGCAGGTCCGCGACTGGCTCTTCCTGGTAGTCCCGCAGGCTCGGTACGCGCGGGAACCGGGCAGCATGCCCCTCGGACGTGCAGTCCTCCCATTCGATCTGCAATTGATTGCAAAACCGAATCCCGAATTGGCGAGGGACAGAAAGAAACTTCCCGTCCTCTGCATAGACCGGAACCTTGATGTCTGCCTCCGCCCCCATCGGTCGATACTTCAGGGTCAGTTGGCGCTTCAGGCTCTTGGTATCTACTTGAGAGATGGGAAGTTTCATCGCCCCAGACAATTGCGCCTGGGGCATGGCCTACGCTCCGCGACGAAGGGCCGCGCGACGCGACGCTACCGAAGCCCCGGTGCGGCGCGGAGGATCGGCGTCCTGGCCGGCATCGTCCGCAGGGTCCGCATCCTCGGCGGGCGCAGAACGACGCGCAGCCGCGCGGCGGGCAGGTTGTTGGGGCGGATCATCGTCAGTCTCGGCGGCCTCGCTGCGACGAGTCGTGCGCGAACGCTGCGGGGGATCGTCATCAGCTTCCGCCGCTTCGCGTCGGCCCCGGCGAGCCGGAGGATCGACATCATCATCGGGCGGTGCGCGGCGGCGCTCACTGCGGGATTCTGCGGCATCGTCTTGGTCCTCGGTTTCGGCGTTGCGGGATCGGCGGGCGCTGCGGCTGCGCGGAGCGTCGTCGTCGTCCTGGTCCGCGTCGCGGCTGGGTCGGGCCGAACGGCGGCGCGGAGGATCATCGTCATCGTCGCGGTCGCGGCGACGGCTGCTGCGGCCGATCTCACGGTCGTCGTCCTCGCGGTTACCCGTGCTGGCGGCCCCGCCGACCAGAGCGCGCAGTTGCTTGTCGGTCATTTCGGGGAAAATGGCCTCGTAGTCGAACGGCTCGTCACCGATGACTTCGTGGACCTTGCCTTCCTTGTCCTCGTACTCGGTAACGAATTCCTGGAGTTCGTCTTCCTCCATGAAGTCGAGGAATTCGATGTCCCCGCCGATGGACGCATCCTTCTCGCCGTCGCGGGTCATTTCCAGGCGCATGCCGCGCAGCGTGCCGTGCTTCTCGTAGAGCCGCGCGATCTTCTTCTGCTGCGCCGGCTTGACGACAAGCAGCTTCTTCGACCACTCGACTTCATCGCCGTCCGCATTGGTGTAGGGCGTGAGGTCGATGATCGTGAGATACATCGCGTAGTAGGAGGGGCGATCCGACGCAGCGCAGACCGGGCAGTTGGCCGTGGCGTCGATGCAGGGCGTGAAGAGGGACCAGCGCTTCGTACGGGCATCCTTGAGTTGGTGCTCATACCGGAAGAAGTCCGGGCTGTCATCGACGATGACGATCTCGCGGGTCTCCCCGACCGAACAAAAGAAACGGAACGGCTCACGTACCCGGTTCTTTGCGGCTTCGCGTCGTGCTTCGGCGCGGTCCTGTTCTTCCTGCATCTTCTTGAGTCCGGCCGCGCCGCGATACTGCGACGTTCCGGTCACTTCGGTCCGCGCCGGAGCGCGTCGAGCGGTTCTTGCGGTTGCCATGAGTTGACTCCATGTAAACGATGACCAAACGGTCCATCAACGCCTTGGCAAGATGGCCTGGAACTCCAGCCAGGATCAACTTACCTCGGTCCTTCGTGTTCGCAGGATTGATGACGTTCGCTCCCCGCCCGTAGACGGAGACCTGGACCGTGCCTCGGGCGAACCCGAAGAGCGTCCCAGATGCGATTGTCAAAACCCTTCTCGAACCTTTTCCTTTGCCTGTTACTGCGGGTATTTCCAGTGCCAGGACGACGCATTTGCCATCCTTGAGCGGCATCAATCTATCCAACAAAAAGTCTGGGTTTCCAGGACATCTCCGGGATGTCGTTCGTTTGCGATCTTGTGTCATCGCGTTCTGCGAATATAGCGTCTAGGCTTCTCATCGTCAACGTACAGGGTTGACTTCTCGATCATCTCGTCGAACTCTTCGGGCAGCATCTCGCCTGGGTCTTTCAACCAATGGCCGCCGCCCTTCTCGTTCGGGTTTTCGATCCACACCCTGGGGTATTTGACATTCAATACCGTCAAGTATCGCCAGAGTTGCTTGGACGCGGTAGCAGCACCGTCTTTGCCTGCCTTGTCGTTGTCGTAGAAGGTGTAGACCTTCTTGCCGATGTCTCGGAAGATCGCGGCCTGATAATCCGTCATGGTGGAGTGCATGACTGCGCAGCCGGGCTGTCCGCATTCCCAGGCATTGGCGTAATCGAACAGGCCCTCGACAACCAAGACGTGTCGCCCGGCATCCTGAACAGCCAGATGCGACCCCAGAACGCAATGCGCCTTCTTCAGGCCGTAGTAGTCTCGGACCTTCAGTTCTGCGGACTTGTGGACCGCCCGCCCGCTGAAGCCATACAGGAGACCGTCTGGCCCGCGTACAGGGAACAGGATGCGCTTCTGCCGGTCGCTGTTGGTGTCGCCCGGGTCATACAGCAGTTCCAGCCGGCGCGCGGTAGCTTCGGAGATGCCCCGCCCACGTACATAGGGGTGATTGTACGCCGGAGGATACAGGTCCATGTAGATGCCCTCGTCGATGGGCATGGCGATGTCTTCCATCCGCGCCCGCTTGGTGGCATCCCAGCCCTTCAAGGTTCGAGGCCCCAGGAATTCTTCCTTCTCGATCTCGCGCACCAGACTATCCAGGTCTTCACCGGAATAATCCGCGTACTCCCGGATCAGTGCATGGAAGGGCTTCTTGGTGTGGCAGGTAAAGCAATTTCCTGACACTATAAATTCGCCCAATACGAAAGCGTGGTGGCCTTCAACCTCTGCGCAATAGACCTCCTCGCGCCGATTTGTCGGAGTAACGGACACGATCCGCCAACGCAGTCTGTCATAGTCGTTCGTAGACGCCTCGAAGCGCGCCCGCTGATCGTCCCGGATAAACAACTCTGGGGAGAGGCTGGAGCGTACGAAATTGAGTCGATAGATATGGGTATCTTCTGCCCCGAATCCTCGACGAACTTGGTGATTGATAGGGTAGGTGGCAATACCTAGACGCAAGCAAATGTCTCGTACGTACTCCAGGTCTTCCCGCCGCGCAGAGTTGAGACAAGTCAGGCCCCGTTCATCCACGCAACCATCCGTAGCGAGGTAGCCGGCGAGAAAGCCTAGCAAATATCGGTCCGACGAAGTTGCTTCAGGCGAGAGCTTCATGAAACCAAATCGCCCGCTAAGTGCGCTCTTGTCAGGATACTCCGTCCGGTTGGTGGCTATTCCCGCCAGATACCTACTCAATTGTCTCTTTTCTCCGAATAGCTCCACTCGCCCATGAGCGCCCCGCGCGGTGCCGTCACCGAACATAACTCCGTGCAAAACGCCCGTTTTGTCCAAAGTCCAATCTTGGCGTCTTGCCGGTATAGTCGTCTGCAAATACGCATTGGGGCGCAGGGTTTCGGTAACTCGTTCGCGTTGCCTGCCCCCGCCTTCGGGGACTTCAAACCAACGATGATTGGCCGTAGCGTATATCGTCCTGCTGACCCCATTGCGTTTGAGTTCAATAGCGTACAAACGCTGCCGCCCGAACGAGCGAAAAGGCGCTCTCTGCCAAGAACCGTCGGGCATCAACAACTCCGGTTCAGTACCGGCCAAGTCTCTGGCGAGGCGTATACCGTCGCGCGTGATAACCTCGGTTTCGCCTGCTAGGCAATTGCAGATCGAGACATCGTTGTCGCTGACGTGGATGCCGAACGACGGGGAGCTATCGTGCCCCTTCTCGTGCTTCCAGGTCGCCAGCGGGCAGGGCATGGATACCCAGTCTCCGACATCGCGCATGGGATAGTTCGGACCCCATACGTCCCGAACGACCTCTTTGATGACATCCCGATCCATAGCTTACTTGCGGCCCTTGACTTTGACCGGCTCGACGGTGATCTTGCTGCCCGTCTTCGCGGCGGCGGTTTCCTCCTTCGGCAGCTTGGCATATTCCCGGTCGCTGAGGACTTTCTTGACCTCCCCGATCTGGACCTTCACCAACCCCCAGAACTCGTCCTGCTTGCCCATCTTCTTCAGGTAGTTGAACAGATCGATGACATCAATGTCCGTGCTGGCGCGGGACATCGTGTCTTCGATAACCGCCCGGTAGCCGTGGTTGATGACCTCGCCGCTGATCTTGCCGTCGTGTATCAGCTTGGCGATCTCCGCGACCAGAATCTCACGGCGAGTTGTCGCCTCGCGCAGTTCCGCATCGACATCTGCAATCAATTGCAAACGGTTCCCGATCTCCGCAATAGCCTCATCGGACGGGGAGGCCGGGGAGGCTGCGCGGGTGCGCCGAACAACGCGGGTCGATGCCTCGGCTGCGGCCGGCTTCGCGGCGGCGGTGCGCCGCAGGGTAGTGATACGGCGGGCCGCCGTGGCGTGTTGGACAGGCATGGGTATCTCCAGTGTGGGTAGTCATAATTTACCGCGTGGAAGACCGCGAGTCCTGCGACACGCGAGTCCTTCTGATAATACGTGACGGCCGGGCAGGTGCGGTATCCGCCGTACGGGCGACCCGGCGCATCGGTTGCTTTGCCTTCGGCACGGCCGGGGATACCCGGACCATGCGACGGCGACGCTCGACGACCTCGACGTTCTCCGGCTCCAGGTCCGTGGGCAGCGTGTATGGGCTGCGCAGGATGCGGCCGTCGTTGGGTGGACGCTTCTGCGCCGGAACGGCGATCAGCATCTTGCCCTCCTTGTCCTTCAGGTGCTCGGAGTTGGCGAAGTCGTAGGGGCGATCCAGAGAGAAATCAGGCAGTTCGTATATCTCGCCCAGGTTGAGTCCGAAACCGGCCTCGGCCAAGATCGGTGCCTTCATCGTCCGACCGAACCAATCCTTGAGCGGGTTGGACTCCATGTAGCCCTTCAGCGTCTTGAGGCCCCAGTCCAGATACTCGCATTTGACGTAGGCCACGATAGCGTCGTGGACAAAGCCGACGAACTGGAAATACTGGGGGTCGATCTCGTCGTTCATCCGGCCGAGCGCCATAACGCCCAGGCTGGAGCCGAATTCCTGGACGGGACTGTTGATGGCCTGCCGACCGGCTTCCGCCTGGATACCTTCTTCCGGCGAGTCGATCATCGGCAGATGGCGGCGCAGACCCGAGTACGACCGGACATACTTGTTCTTGGCGGCCAGGGCGCGCATCCTCTCGTGCCACAGCGGTAGGCGGCTGTACTTCTTGAAAAACGCCGCGCGGATGCGCTTCGACTCGTTCTCGGTGAACTCCACTCCGTATTGCGTCTTGGCGTAGCCAATGAACTTGCGCCAACCCATGCCATAAATGAATCCGAAGTTGATGGCCTTGGCCTTGGTCCGCCATTCCTTCTGCTTGTCCTTCGGCATCTGCTTGAACTGGGCCTCGGAGACGCCCAGAACGACGCATGCGGTGGTGATGTGGATGTCCCCGCCCGTCTGGTAGATTTTGATGATCGTGGGGTCGCCCGCCATGTCGCCAGCGATGCGCAGTTCGGCCTGCGACAAGTCTACTTCCAGGACGTAATAGCCCGGGGGCGCGACGAACATCTTACGGTAGGTCATCGCCATCTGGCCGCGCTTCGGGAAGTTCTGTCCGTTCGGGTTATCCGAGGACGTGCGACGTGTGACGGTCTTCGACAGCGAGTAGTTCGGCCGGACCTTACCATCGACTACGTACTTGTTGCGGAAGCCGATGATATTGGTGGACAGCAGCCGTTCGTTCTTGACGTATTCCGCCAACTCCATCGTGAATGGGCACTCATCGAAGAAGTAGGGCAGATGGTCCTTGCTCGACGTGCTGGCAACGCGCATGCGCTCCGGCAAGTTGGCCGTAGTCTTGGTCCAGACGACAGGCTTCAGACGGAATCCCTTGGGATGGGTGAAGAGGATGTCGCGCAAGAAGTCCTGGCGCGAGAACGCCAGCGCTGCGGCCGGGTCGTTCTTGAATCGCGGGTCTGCGACGTGCTGGCGCTTGATCTCGCGGGGAACCTGGGCCAGCAGAGACTGCCGCTGCTCTTCCACCTTCTGGCTCAGGAACTGCTGGAACTCGGGCAGCGCTCGTTCGTCGTCAACGAACATACCTCGCGTCTCGATGGCCGAGAACGCATTCAGGCCAGGGATCGAAACCCGGCAATAGTGGTTCCAGTCGCCGTCGTCTTCCATGACCTTCCTTTCAAGGGTGAGGTACAAGCGGTAGGCTGCGATGGTGTCCCCGCCGACGTACGGGATCATGTCGTTCCAAGGAACCTCCCACATGCGCTCCTTGTTGTACTTCGCGTCGAACCAGTCCGAGTATGCAGCCATCTCGGGGCAGTGAATCTTGACCATCGAGGCCAAGTCCTTGTTCATCGCGTTTTCGTCGTAGACGGCCGCCAACATCAGGGAATCGCCGCCGATTCGGAAACGAATACCCTCCGTCATCCAGAGAGCCACGTTGTCGAACTTCAGGTTGTGCCCGACGACCAGCGTTTCCTCGCGGCAAAGCAACTTGCGCAGTTGATTGCGCAGCTTGGGCCTGTCCTTCTCGGGTATCGAGTGGCCGGGCATGTCCCAGGGCAAGACATACGACGTGTTCTCGTCCACGGTGAACGACATGCAGAGGATTTGGAACTTGGGTTTGAAGAACGACTTGCCTTCGTGCAGAGCGCGCTTGTAGCCGCGAACGTCTACGCCGCCCCGGAACCAACTCAGGCCGGTGGTCTCCGTGTCGAACGCCAGCAACTCGGGCTTCATGTCGATCAGGAACTGGAGATCGGTGACGACTTTATAGTCTCCCGCCCGGACATCGCCCGCCTTGCGGGCATCGAAGCCAGCGGCGACCAGCCGGCCCAGCGCAGCGGCATCAGAAGCCAGGAACGGCTCGTTCTCGGGGTAGCGTACTGCTTGGCCGGGATGCAACATGGGCATGAGCATCTGACGGAATTCGTCCGTCTGCTGGCCCAAGCCCCGCACCTTGGTGATCTTGACCGACCGCCCGACAACCTGCGATGTAGGCTCCGCGCCCAGGGAGATGATCGCGTCTGGCTTGTACTCCTTGATCGCGTTCACCATGTGCTGGCGGCAATGCTTGTGGATGGTCTTCTTCTCTTTGTTGGTGTACTCGTTCTGGTCATACGGGCAGAGGCAGATGGGGTGGTAGTTGAAATCGTCGTCCTCGAAACCCTCGGTCTTCATGTGCTTGAGGAACATCTTGTGCGTAGCAGGAGGCATCGCCCGGTCTTCCTTGACGCCGGGTTTCGAGATTGGATCGACCACGACCATGAAGCGCGCTTCGTCGATGTAGTCCGGCTCCCAGGGCCTGTGCTCCCCCTCGATAGGGCAACCCTTGCAGAGTTCAGGATCAAACGCCATTGCCGGCCTCCCGTTTCTCTTTGACCTGGGCGCAGGTATTGCTGAGTTCGACCAGGGCGTTGTCAAGTTCGATGTAGGCCCTGTCGATCATCTCCCGCGCAACGACGACCGCGCGTGCCTGTCGTGCAGCTTTGACAGACAGCGGATTGAACTTGTGGTCGCGCATCCACTGCGCATCCAGAAAATCAATTTCGTTGATCTTGTACGGATCGGTGTTCATGTCCTTGGCGTTCATTCTCCCAGGCCCTCATTGTTGTCGCCCAGAACCTCGTCCTCGGGTATCGCGGAGAAGTTCAAAGGGGCAAAGCGAAAATGGAAGTTCAGGGTGCCTTCTTCACCCTCCCGGCCTTTCATGAAAAAGACCTCCCGGCTGCGCGCCGGCTCGATGGTGTTGCCCGGGCCGAGACGGATGACCAGCGAGCCGTTCTGGACCAGTGCGTCGGACATACCGACCGTTTCCAGCGAGCCATCTTTGCCGCCTTTGCCCGCCATCCGGTTGAACTGCGTGGTGCAGACCACGGGCAGGTTGCGCGACAGCGCGATCATCTTGAGTTCGTCCGCGACGTAGGCGACTTTCTCGGTGCGGCTCATGTTTCCCTTGACCGAGGGCTTCAGCAGGTAGATGCCGTCGAGGTAGATGCCGTCCGGCCGCATGTCCTCGCATGCTGCGTCAATCTCGGAGACCTGCGAATTGAAGCCGAGGCTGATGACGTGGATGAGCATAGCGCGAGACAGTTCCTCGAACATCTCGGTAATGCGGCGCTGGTCGTAGGTACTGACCCGCCCGGACTTCAGTATCTGAGGGTTGATGCCGGTGGCGATTGCAGCCAGCCGGCGCGCGATCTGCTCTTCGTTCATCTCGGTTGTGCCGACCAGGATGCGGTGGCCCGCCATGATGGCAGACCAGACCTGCCACAGCAGGAACCATGTCTTGCCCATGCCTGGACGGGCGACCCAGAAAACGAGGTCGGCGTTCTGGTAGCCATCGGTGATCGTATCGAACTCGGGCCAGCCGCTGGTCAGGCCCGTCAACTCCCGGGTAGCGAGGGCGGAAGCCCGAAGCCGGTTGACAACCCGCTGGCCCAGTTGCTGGGCGTTGTAGACGCGGTTGACTGGCCGCCCGGCTCGCAGGGCCTGGAGCATGTCGTAGGCCGCCTGGGCGGCCCGCTCTATGGCCTCGCTGGTGGTTTCCTCCAGGGCAGACCGGAGGTTCGGGAAGACCTCCTTGGCCTGAGCGTTGGCGAATCGGTTGTAGCAGTTCGCCTCGTAGTATTCGGCCGTCTCCCGCGCGTTGCCGATGTTGACCCCGGTGTTCTCGCGGATCGTGGCCGCCTGCGGTAGCGACCCGAACTCACGATAGTGGCGGATGGCGTAGCGATGGGCCTCAACCTCCGGCCCGTCGATCAGTACCTGCCCGTCGAGCTTCAGCAGGATGCCCGGCTTGTTCTCGTTGATGCAGGCCGCTATGAGTTTCAGACCCTCGCTCATGCTTTCGCCTTTTTCTGGAGGTTGACGATCTTGGCCTTGCGAATCAGGCAGTCCACCAGACCGGAGGGCATCTCGGATGCATCGGCGATTTTCTGGAGCGGCCCCGCGCCGCTGGCAATGTAGTTCCCCTGCTCGTAGAGATGCCGGCGCAAGAACAGCGTCATGTCGATGGCCTGCTGACGCGACAGCGCGCCGAAGAGCGGATCGAACAGGTCGGGGATCGCCAGATATCCGCGCTGCGTGTGGCGGACAAACCTGGAGATTTCCCCATCCGCATCCATGAACGCGCCGCCATGGTACATCTCCAGCGTGCGGGCGGCAGACCCCAGGAACGAGAACCGCAACGAAGCGCCGCGCAGAACCAGGGCCTTGCTCAACGCCGCGCATGCGACCGTGCGTTCGTGCTCGGTGCCGCCCGTGATGTAGATCAGCGTTTCATCCATCTCCAACAGAGACGGCAGTTCATCTCGCAAATGCCCCAGCCCCGCATTCGTCATCGACTCCCGGTCGTACCAAACCGTGGCCGGTACGCCGGCCTCCCTCAGCTTTTGTTCGTCGGCCGCGATCTTCGCGTTCGACTTTCCCACGTTGATAGTCGTCATATGCCCTATTCTTCGTCATCAGTCTGGAAACGGGTGTCCTCCCCCAGGATCGAACGGCCCGCGCGCCGCGTCTTCGCTACTTCCTGGGCGGTGCGCTGCGCGATCCCGAACATGCGATTGCGCTCTTGGCGCAGATGCTTGTTCGAGCGGTCGAGGCGATCTACTTCGCGTTGTAGCGCAGAGACCTTCTCATCGGCAATCTTTTTGCCCAGGTCTTCGTAAGCACCGACCTTGTAGGCGGAGTAGTGCCGCGCAAACCAGGAGAACTTCAACGCGATGGTCCAGGCGTCGGGGTTCGGCAGCATGTCGTCGGCGTGGACCGTGGTGCCCGCCTTGCGGGCTTGGCGCAGGCCGAAGTTGTAGCGGTGTGCGAGGTCCGCCCAGTGCATGACGACAAAGCTGAGGAAGCCGCGCAGGTCTTCGACCTGATGCTCCTTGGCTCGCTTCTTCATCAGCCCATACGACTTGTCGGTCACCAGGGTGCGGGGAATGTCCACTTGTTCGTCGAGGATCAGGCGATCCAGGATCGCTTGTAGCTGGGCCTTGGATAGCGTGGAGACCTTGGCGCTGCCCGCCCTCTCCGCCCGCTGCGTGCGAGAGCGAGCGGTGACCCGCTCAACCGTCTGTAGGGCGGATTCTGTTTTGCAATCAATTTCAATTTGCCGGTTGACTCTGGCCCTCGGCCGCGCAGCGGTCGAAGAGAAAGCGTCAGCTTTCTTTTCTTCCTTTTCTACTACAGATACGGAGTATCTGTTATTTGGTCTATGCGTGGCATAGTCCCCCCTCTCTGCCACGCATACCCGGGTAGCGCGGGGGTTTTTGGGCAATTTCAGGTGCATTTCCGGCTCCAATTCGCTGACGGATCGGTAGTTCAGAAGGGTGGCGATCTGCTTATCCACGGCAATGGCGTGTGCTTTTGCCGTGCGCGGAGCGAGATTCAGGTACTCGACGAGGGTGATTCCGCTCGCCTGGATAGCCGCCGCCGACTTGATGGCGCGGTCCTCGACCTCTTCGATGTTGTCGATCTCCTTGAAACGGTCCATATTCAGGCCGTACTCGTGCGCGTCGTCGCCGCCATCGTGGCGTTCGGCCGCGCGGCGGATGATCCAACCTTTGTCGATCAGGGAGTACAGCGCCTTGCGGATCGTGGACGGCGACATGGGAAGGCCGCTGCAAATGCGCGCGCCGTCGTCGGTCACGACCCCATCGGTGAAGTGTCGAAAGGGGATGCGTTCGGCTTCCTTGCCCCAGCGTAATGTCCGGGACTTAACAAACCGTAGCACTATGACTTCAAATGCTGTGAAATTGGACTGGTAGAGATCGAGGTATTCATCTACAATTGTTCCTGTTGCGTTGGTCACCCAGTGCTTCAGGCCCTTCCCAGAGCCAAACCCCTTAAGCCCCCGCCCGCCAGCGGGGGTTTTTCTTTGCATGAGCATACTGCCTCCCTAGTTAATGCTCTCGATGATCCGGCAAGGGTATCTGCCGATCTTGCGACCATCTCTGGACCTGACCTTGCCCAGGGCTTCGAGTTGCCGCAAGCTGTTCTGCGCTGCCACGAAGGACATGGCTGTCGCCTCGCCGGCCTTCCGGGACGAGAACTCGACCGGCGCGCCGCCGCTCTCCAGCATTCGGAGGTTGAGGTAGGCGTACAGTCGAACGTCGTGCGCGGACAAGGCTTGGTCGGTTGCGGCAGACAAAACGCGGGCGAATGCGCCGTCCATTGCCGGTGCAGTCATGGTTGGTATCCAAGGGTTGATCGTGAAAAAAGAGTTTACAACGGATACCATCCCACGTCAACCATAGGGATTAGTCCGGGATTAGGGCAAAAGAATGGCCCGCAGGGCGGGCCAGGACGGCGCAGGAGCGTCGATCAGCCTGGGTACGTACCTTCCAGGGTCCAGCCCTCGTTGAAGACCGCCCGGGCCGAGATAAGCAGTACCTTGCCCTCTTCGCTGGACGGGTCGATCCCGCCCAGGCGGCAAAGATTCAGCCACTTTACCTCGACCTGCCGGGCGGCGTCGTAGCCCGAGAATCCCTTGGCCTCGATCAGCGTGTGGTAGCCGGCGAGCTTGCCGTCCTCGTTGTAGAGGCAGAGGGAGATATCCCAGTTCTGATTCAGTTCGTTGAACGTGATCTCGGTAGCGCGACGGACCTGCTGCGCGCCCAGGAAACCGAGGGAGAACCTGTCCGACTGCATCGCCTCCACATCGCCTTCGGGCGAGAAGTCGATGACGAGTTCCTTGCCCGTGTCGATCGTGCGTTCCGCGATAGCCTGCATCATGCTCTCCGCGCGGACCGCGTGCTCCATGTAGTTGGTGATGACTTTCATCTCGATCTCCTGGGGCGCGGTTCAGCGGCGGGCGACGTTCGTGCCGGGGTTGGTGGCGTAGAAGTCGGGCTTGCGCTTGTCGTCGCGGTTCGACGGGTCGCTACCGGCCAGAGCCAGTTCAATCGCCTGGGTGGCCTCCGCGCAACCCTTGCCCTGGAAGCCATCGGCGTCCACGACCGTGGAGCCGTCCGGCTGAACCGTGATGATGACTTGCTTCTGTTTCATGGTAATTCCTTCTGGAGTTGTGGGCAGGTGCGGCGCGGCTTAGAAGCCGGTGACCACGAGCTTTTCGACGCCATCGCTGCCGGTGATCCGGCGCGTCGAGTAGCCCTTCCTGCGGGCCTCGATCTGGGCGGCGTTGATGGCGTACGCCTGGAAGAACTTGCCCATGCGAGCCTGCTGGGCATTCTCGGGCTTGCTGGCCTTCGCGCCCAGGATACGGTCGATGTGGCCGGCGAAGAAGTCGGTGCGGGCCTCGTAGCTGCCGTCCTCGGATTTGTAGAGGCCGATATCGTAGGGCGCGTCGCCCAGCTTGATGACGTAATCGGCTTTGCCCAGGCCGGCTTGATTGGCGTAGTAAGCGCGGGGCGTGGCATTCTGTGCCAGGGAAATCTTGATGCCTTTGGCCGCCAGTTCGGCCACTGCGGCTTCCAGCGCGGGGATGCTGACAATCTTGATACTCTTGACAGACGTGGTGTGAGACATGGTTGGCTCCTATGAGCGAAGTGTTTGACGAAAGGCCAACGTACGAGAGGATTTTACGCTTGGTTTTTGCGGTTCAGGTTGGACACGAGCAATTAATTGATCTTCCTCCTTCTGGATGTATTCGTCGGGTAGCGGGATTCGGCCGCAGAACCCTATCAGCATTTCCCGGGCGCGTATGTCCCGCTCTGTCTGTAGGTCCAGGCGATGGAACCTGTAGAAGATGTGGTTCAACTCCATCGAACAGCGCTGCCAGTGCTCCAGCGACACAGCAGACAGTACGTTGACCAGGGTGTTCTCCGGTTGCCAGTTCTGCCGGGCGTTCGCTGAGAAGGTTGCCACAGCCTCCAAGAAGCGCCGCCGCGCGCGGGGCTGGGGCAACCCCTCAGACAGGCTGAGAATGGTGGTTCTCTCCTGCCTGGGGTGAATGACCGCTTCATCCGGGATGCCGAGGATTACAGACAGCGTGCCCGGACCGGCGTGGATGCGAGGTTCAGACATTTTGCAATCAACTTCAAACGCTGGACCTGCGCAGGCGGCCGATGCGGCGGACCGGCTCCTGCGCCATCTCGCGTACGACAACCTTGCCATCGGAGACGACGCGCTGCAAAGACGGCCGTGGCGTGGACTCGGGCGAGACGATGTTGATCTGGAAGTTTTCCTCGATCTCTTCCCGGCTCATGAAGTTGCGCTCGTACTGCCGCGCGATTTCCAGGCCGGAGGTCTTCAGCTCTTCCACACTCAGCAGATCGGCGTTGCCCTGGAAAATGATGTACTGGTCGCCCAGCAGGCTTTCGCGCCCGGTGGGCAACTTGGCCGAGACCGCCAGGAAGGCCGCCCCCTCGCGCAGGCGCAGAAAGATGGCCCCATCGGAGATTCGGACGCGGTTGCGAGTCCGGCTGATCTGGAACAGCAGGATCGTGCCCGGTTCGTGCTGGACGCGGTTGGTGGAGAATCCGCCGCCGATCTGTGGATGCGCGGTGGCGTGGACGTATTGATCGAAGCCCGGCCGGCGCTTGCCGGTGTTGACGGCGCTCTCGCGCTTGAACGGGCCTTGGACCCGGAACGACGCCACGGACAGCGAGGCGTTGGACAGGTTGATCTTGCCGTAGGCGATGGTGGCTTCCATGTAGCGAGGGCCGCTGCCCCCGTTACCAAAAAGCATGTCGATAGAGGCTTGAGTCATGAGGGTCTCAGTGAAGGTTGCGGCGCGGGGTGCGGACGATGCGCGCGGCGGGCTGGGTCGGTTCCGACTCGTCGGCCGTGGGCTTCTCGGTGCCATTGTAGGAGACCGAGATGGCGTTCTGGGCCGCCCACTCGATGATTCGATCGATCTGCGCCTTGTGCGACTTCGACAGCGGAACAATGGCCTTGAGGGCGGCCAGCAAGTGGCGCATCTCCAGGTCGTCGGCCTTCTGGTCGTTGTAGGCCAGGATCAGCGCATCCTTGACGGCCTGCTCGATCTCGGCCGGGACGTAGCCCTCGCTCTGCTCCAGGAACCGCTTGACCTCCGTTGCGCTGTAGTTCTCGATGTTGCGCTTGCGCTTGCGCAGATGGACGGCCAGGACTTCCCGGCGCTCTTCGTCGTTCGGCAGGCCCGTGGAGAAAATCTGGTCCATCCGACCCTTGCGGGTCAGTTCGGGCGGCAGACCCTCGACGCGGTTGGCCGTCATGACGACGAAGACCTGGGACTTGGTTTCCTGCATCCAGGTGAGGAACGCGCCCAGAACCCGGCTGGACGTACCGCTGTCCCCGCCGCCGCTACCGATGCCGCCCAGACCCTTGTCGATCTCGTCCGCGAACAAGACCAGACGGCCCATGTCCTCGACCATTTTCAGAGCCTGCCGCATGCGCGACTCGGAGTCCCCGATGAACTTGCTGAAGACGCGACCGAAGTCCAGGCGCAGCAGGGGAATGCCCAGCGTGCCGGCGATGGCCTTCGCCATCAACGACTTGCCGGAACCCGGAACGCCGGCCACGAAGATGCCCTTCGGCGGCTCGATGCCGAACTCCTTGGCCTCGTCGGAGAATGCATCCTTGCGGGCGGCGATCCAGTCCTTGAGGCGGTGCATACCGCCTACGTTGTCCAGGCTCTCGGCCGGGAACAGTTCCAGGATATCAGATTGCTTGACGACTTCGGTCTTGCCCTTGGCGATGCCGTCCATGAAGTTATCGGCCGTGACGCAGGGCTGGGCGTCGATGGACGCCTGAACGACAGAGATGGCCGCGTGCGTCTCGAACTCGTAGCGCGTCATGCCCTGGCCCAGCGCGCAAATGCGGTCCATCTCTTCGCTGGTGATCTTGGACGGCTTCTCGAACCCATTGCTGGTGTTGTTCTTGATGATGCGGTCCAGAACCTCCCGCAGTTCGGCGGCCGAGGGCGTGCGCATCTCGGTAACCAGGACCGTGCCGGTCGGCAGGGGCAGCGGGTTGTCGTTCGTGACCAGGATGATGCAGACGTTCGAGGTCGGCAGGATCGCAGCGTACTGCTGAAGCAGTTCGATGGCGTACGGGTTGTTCTCGATGAACGGGTGAGCGTTCATGTAAACGAAGTAGTGGATCGACGCGGCGTTGGCGCTGACGTTCGACGTGGGGTTGCGCAGGTCTTCCAGCGGCTTCAGCAGGGACTCGACGAAATCCTTGTTGTCGCCCTTGACGCCTTTGTTGTCCGTCAAGTTCTCGTTGGTGAATCGCCGCATGCCGTTGACGATATCCCATTCGTTGTACTGGTAGTTGGTGTCGGCCAGAATACTGCGCCGGAGAACCAGGGCCGCGCGAATCGACTCTCTGGTGCGAATCTGGATGAGAGACCCGCCCGCGTCAGCGAGCTTGAATACCTCGTCCATCAACAGGCTCTCGGAATGCTCCGAGGTCGTGACTTCGTTCGTCATGATGACTTCCTTGTATGTGAGGGGCGCTTTAGGCTAACCCGGTCTTCCAGGACCATGAGGCGTGCAATTGATTGCAACCTCGGAAGTCATCGTACTGGCTTATCAAATTTTTTGCAAGCGGGACACATGAAAAAGCCCGCCGAAGCGGGCCTGGACTACTTCTTTTGGTCGGGGGCTTTTGCCTTAGTGACGTAGGGTCGGAGGTAGTCTACCAGGGACCGCTTCCCCGCCGCACATTGCGCTGCGACGACGGCCAGTCCGGTAAAGTCCTGCTGCATGTCCCCTACCGCGTTACCGGGCCGGTCCCCCAGGGTGTCGCAGTAGCCCAGCCATTCATCTTTGACCCCGATCAGCGCGTTGCGGTACGTGTTGTCGGTTTGGTCTACCGTTTTGGTCGCGCAGCCGGCGACCTGGAGGGCGATTGCGGCGGCGCAGGCCGCGCGGCAGAGTTGTAGAGTTGTCGTGCGGCTTCCCATTGCTGTACTCCCTCTTCGGGTATCAGGACTTCATAGATTTCCTTGTACTGCTTGCGCAGCGTGGAGAGGCTGACGGCTATCTCCCCGCCCTGCTTGGTGATAGCTCCACGCAAGGCGCTCAATTCGGCGGCGATCTTGTCGGACCGCTGGTAGGTCTCGATGAGGTTTTGCCGCTCCTTGTCGAACTGCTCATGCATCGCCGTCTTCAGTTCGTCCAGTTCCTTTTGCTTGTTGCGCTGGGCGAACGAGTAGGAGGCGTAGGCGACGGACCCGAAGACCGCAAGGATGATGAGGCCCGCGAGGACGGCCAAGATCAGGTTGCGCACGCCGCTGGTGCCCGCGAAGAACGCTTTGATTGCTGTGAGCATGATAGCCTCAGAAGCGGGGGATGAATTGCGTGGCTCGGTCGAGATACTTCTGCCGGTCTTCCAGGCCCGTGGTGCCGCCGTTGATCGCCTTGACGACGGAGACGAACCCCTTGCGTACCCGGTCATCCAGACGGTTGTTCCACCAGAAGGCCCCCGCCGCGTCGAACCCATGAACCGGCTCCAGCAACAGTTCGGGGCGCGCGACCAGATCGAGTTCCAGAAGGAAGCCCATCAGCAGATGGTTGGTCTTGCCGGTGACCTGGATAGGGCCGTGGCCCGCATATCGCCGCCCGTCGCCGGATTCGTCGTTGCCCAGGGCATACGCGACCTTATTGGTCTGGTCCGAGGGCGTGGGCGGCCATGCCGCATTGAAGTTGCGTTCGTACTTCAGTTGCTGGGTGGTCGGCCCCCAAATCTCAGCCATCCACCGGAACTCGCCGCTCTCGTGCAGAAGGTTCGCCAGGAACATGGTGATCTCGTCGAACGTGTCGATCTCCCAGCGATCCATGGTCGAGGTAAGCAGCGGGGCGTACTCATCGGCCTTGGCCTGAGAGATGTTCGGGCCGATTCGACGCAGGATGTCGGGCGTGAGGATGAACATTCGTCAGTCCTTATTTGGAGGCGGCGCAGTCCGCGTAGAGCGTGACGACCGTGCGGGCGTACTGGCCCATGGCTTCTGCCGTGGTGACGCTCGGGTACTCCGGCAGCGTGGGGCAAGCCCTGCTGCGGTGGGCGCAGCCCGGCAACAGCATCAGCATTATCACAGCGAGAACGACCTTCTTCATGGTGACTCTCCAGCCTTCTTGATACGCTTGTTGGCTTCCTCGACCGCCCGCTTGGTGGCGGCGTTCTCCCGCGCTGCTGCGGCCGATGGCACGGCCGGCGCAGTCTTCAACGCCTTGTCGGCCTTCGTGGCGGCCTGCTGGGCAGTGCTGGCGGCCTTGCCTGTCTTTTCCGCCAGTATCGAGACCTGATTGGCTAGTTCCTGGATGCGGTCATCTTTCTCCTTCAGCAATAGGCCGTAGAAGTCCGCCTGCCGCTTGATCTCGATGCCGTGGGCCTCGTTGTTGTCCGCGATGTATTTGTTGAAGTCGGCGCGGATGTCGCGCCGCTCCGCCGTCGCAAGTACGTCGCGGGTGAACCAGCCCGTGCTCGCCCAGGCAACGCTGAGGAAGAGGCCGAGAGAAAACATTCTGGTGTAGAGCCAAGCCCGTTGCAGTTTGCATCGGGTGCTCACGGACATATTCTTCATTTGCCGTCTCCGCTTTCGTGACGTTCGCGCATTTCCTGGAGGTCTTGGTTTAGGCTTTCTACCTTTTCCTCCAGGGCCGTGATTTTGCCATTCAACTCCCCCACCAACTTGGTGAGATCGTTACGCTCTTTGGCAAACTGATCTGCGCGTTGTTCGGCTACGAGACGTGCCTGCCGTTCCGTTTCAGTGCGGGCGTTTGCTTTCTCCAGTTCCCGCGAGAAGAACTCCAGCATGCCCCGCTCGGCGCGGTCGGAAGCGATCTGCGTACCGTCTTTGGAGAGTCGCTGGCGGACGTAGAGAGCGCCAGTGATAACTGCCACTATCGCGCTTCCTATTGCCCCCCAGATGCCGGCCCCGGTGGATAGTACATCGTTCATTTCGCGCACCTGTGTTGGTGTTGGTTGGGTCGTAGTCATGACTACATTCATCGCCCTCGTGGTGGACGTGTAATCTGTCGATGAGCGATCCATTACCTACGCTCGATGTAGCCCGGTGAAGCAGGCGGCATATACCAGTTGCCCGAAGTTTACCCGGTACAAAAAGGGCGGTCCAGCACAATATCCAGGACCGCCCGAGGCGTGCAATTGATTGCAAAGTTTACGAGGTCGGAAACGCCGTGCTGCGCGGGATGTACCCGCCATCGTTGTTGTACCGGGACGCCTTGGTGAAGCGCACGTTGGCAATACTGAACTGAGAGAACGCGGTGGCTGTGTCGTACGGTATGGCCTCGCCCAGAGACAGCGGCAGGGTAGGGGCCTTCAAAGTTCCTATGGTGGAGAACTTCGCCATCATCCTGCCATCTCGGTAAAGCCGGGTCGTGTTCCCCGTCCGCTCGTAGCAGATACGAGTCCTGACGTTTTTACGCAGCATGCCGAACGTGGGATTAGAATCCACGTTCGTGCCGTCTACCGACGTGTAGAAATACATGACGTTCGATGACGCGCATACGGCGAGTGATCGCTCATTGGTATCTCTGCGATACAAACTCACTATGTCGTATGCCGTCGTCGTCGTCGTGGGATCGGTCATGGAGATGTCGAACTCCAGGCAAAAATCGCCGGAGACGGTGAAATCCGAGGCCGAACCAAACCGAACCGCGCCGCCCGGCTGGATGACCAGCATCCCATCAGCGAACGAGTTTTTGGTGGCATCTCGTTGGACTGCGGCCAAGGCGTGCGACGACAGGTCAGTCAGGTCGCTACTGAGCGGGGCCAGTAGCATGACATCCGCGAACTTCGCGTCCTGCGCCGCTGTGTCCTCGGCAAGCGGGGTCCAGTCAGGGAAAGGGCCGCCCGGAACCAGCGTAGGGACCGCAGGGTACTCGCTGGACGGCTCCAGGTACAGAATAGCGTCCGTCATGGGCGATTGCGGCGGGTAGGGCTTGTACCGGCCCTTGGTGGCCTCTTCGTAGAGGTATTCGTTGAGGTTCTGGACTTTGGAGCGGCTGTCCGGTCGCTCGTAGTCCTGAAGGATGCAGGCGAGCGCGCCAGCCACGGTAGGGGCAGAGAACGACGTGCCGTTCCATACGGCATAGTCGGTGCCCAGACTGCGGCGGCGGGCCAGGAAGACGTGCTGGCCGCACGCCAGAATATCGACCTCCGTCCCGTAGTTCGTGCCGCTCTGGCCGGTATTGTATGGGGCATCGTCGATGCGTATCCCGCCGCAGCAGACTACGCCGGGCTGTCGGAAAGGGGGGCTGCCAGAGATATCCCCGAGATGGGCGCGATCATTCCCTGCGCTGTAGCAGACGATCATCCCCGCCGCGATACAATCATTGATGGCCTGTACATACGTGACGGCGAGGGTGCTGGTGATGGATACGCTGATGACGGCGGGCCGCTTGGTTGCCGCGCGCAGGTTGTAGTCGTACAAGGCAGCATTGAATCCGCCCAGCATGGCCGAGTCGGATGCCTGCTGATTGTGCAGTACCTTGCACATGTAGAACCTGGCGTCTGGCGCTATGCCCGTGGTGGCTCCGACTATGGCGGAAGACGTGCCGGTCCCGTGGCCGATGTCGTTGTCCCCGTCTGCATCGGACGGCTGGTTCTCGAAGATCGTCAGACCTTTGCCTACCAGTTCCGGGTGGTTGTAATCGAACCCTGAGTCCAGGATGTACACGTCAACGCCCTGGCCGGTCCGGGCGCAGTTGAACTCGCTCTCCAGCGGGAAGCGAGCGCCCGGCGCGGCGAACGGGTTGTCCCGGTGCGTGTGGCGGGCCAGCCCCCAGTTCGCGCCAGAATACCCGTTATCGACGACGATATCCCTGTCCGCCCGGTAGGCCCCTTGGCGGTTGGCCTCGACAGCGAGAATAGCGGGGTGATCCTTCAGGGGGAAAGCCTCGGGCGTCGTGTCCTCGACGCGGAAGTGCCGACGAAGCGCCGAGAACCCCGACCATTCCATGCCCGAGTTCTTCAGCGCCTCGACGAAGGCTTCCCGATCAGCATCTTCCTTGATGACGATCAGTACCGCGCTCATACGACCTCCGTGGTTTCCAGAACCTCGATGGAGAAGAACGACGAAGCGTTGGCGTACGTCTTCGCGCCGGATTCCTGCGTATTGTACCGGACCTCGAAATAGTCGCCGGCCTGGACCTGTAGCACAGGGGTGATCGCGGAGGCCCCGCCATCCGTGTACCCGGTGGCGTCGCTGGTGCCTGCTACCCCTGGCTCCGCGCCGATTGCCCCATTCTTCATGAATTGGACAACGCGACCATTGCCTTTTGTTGCTTGTCCGGCGGCGAAGCCTATCCGGGCCATAAGGCGAATCTTCGTGACCCCGGCCGGAATCGTAAAACGGGAGGGGGACGCTACGGACCAGAAACTGTCGGTATCGTACATCGCTGCATCCCAGCTTACGGGCAGTACCGGAGCCGTAAGGCTCTTGTCGGCTGACCACCGAACCATCGCCCCCTTGAATGACTTGTTCAGGCCCTGATCTTGCGGGATGGCGACCTGCGGGGTGCCAGGGACATACTTACTGGAGGCAGCATCGTAGACGAGAACTTGACCGTCTTGCGGGGCCGTGGCGGTGACATCCAAAAGATCGCGGGTTCTGGCGTTCGTATTGGTGAACTCCAGAATCTTTATCACCATACTGGCCCGGGCTATTTGAGCGCTCGCACTGAGGTAGCCGCGCAGCCGCAGGATGTCCCCAGCAACGACATCAACAGGCCCCGTGGATATCTGGAGACCCGGATTGGAATAACCGCTGCTCGTGAGTTGGTTTACGGCGTCCAGCGAAGAGCTGTTTTTCCAGAAGATGAACTGGTTAGAGGGGACGGTGGTCATGTTGATCCCTTGCACCAGACCGATCAACTCCACCTTGGTTACGCCCTCCGGGACGGTGAACTGGTTCGGGTTGGTCGCATCCCAGAGATCGTCCGTGTCGAATACTTCCGTATCGAAACGCATGTCGAACCACGCACTCGTCGTGCTGTACGTTTGCGTGGCGGACTGCGTTATCCGCGCGCCCCGGAAGGGGGCGAGAGCGCCCCCGCCGCCCCCGCCGCCCGTGGCGGAGATTTTCGGACGCGCAGCATTGGTGCTATCGACCTCGACGTTTTCGCCAGCCTGAATTTGCGAAACAATGCCAGAAGAGAATCCGCTCATGCTAATACCTCAAATTCTAGAGATGGTGGGTCCGGGTCGCTGTAGGCGGTGCCGGCTCGGGTAGTGCCCCTTACGACAGGGTAGCGATGAGCAACGTCGTGCCGGTGGCGACGTACGAAATCGCACCGATGGTCGCATCGCTGGGGGCCTCGAAGGTGAGTGTTTGTCCGGGAGGCAGCGTGCCGCCCGCGACAGTAGCGTTCGCCGTGCCCGTATTCTGGAAGCTGACCATGCGAGCGCCGGCTGTGGTGTTCCCCGTCGTGGTGCTGGCCGTGACCGCCGCCGTGAGCGAGGTCTTGGCGGGCAGCGTAACCGGGATCGGATCGTCCGCCGTCATGTTCACGTCGAGCGGCGCAGCGCGCAATTCATCATCCGTCAGAGGGCCGGTAACCGGGAGAGGATTGGGAACGCCTCCGCCCCCGCCGCCCCCAGCATTGAGGGCGTCGATGGTGTCGGGATGCAGCGCGACGAGGGCAACATTGTTGCCGTTCTCGTCGAGCGCGTGGATGAACGGTACGCCGAGTTTCGATCCCCGGATGACAGTCAGGCTCATGGTCCTCTCCTAGTAGAGACACAAAGGGTTGGCCGGCAGTGTAAAGCCCAGCGCGTTTGCAATCAATTTCAAAATCGGGCTACTGAATAGCGACGGTAACGCTCTGGGCGGCATTGGCCGCTGCGTTGACGCCCGTGTAGGTGTAATTGCCGGCAAGCGTGTACGGCTCTTTGTCGAGGAAGTGTTTCCCCACCATGATGAACCGACAAGGATTACTGCCGGCGTCGAAGCGAACAGCGCGAGACAGAACAGCCCATCCATCCGGTTGGTTCATGCCTGTGGAGGCGTTGGAGAGCGCGTAGACGGAGGCCAAGGCGCTGATGCCGACAAAAGGCCCGTCCGCCGTGAGTCCAGCCATCGCCATGGAGTTTGCCGTCGCCTGAACTACCCCCTGGGACGCGATTACTCCAGTCTTCCATCCGCGAATCGCCACGCAGCAAGTCGAGATTCTGCCGCTAACGCTTTGCGTCCAGGTGCGAGTTTGCCCGAGGTCTCCCGCATCCGCCGTCTTGGTATACATGCTGCACCATTGCGACGTTGACCCGTCTACGTCCCCGCCTGCGGTTTTCGCCAACACCCAACCCGAAGGCGGGGTCAGCGTACCGCGATGGAGCAAAGCGCATACGAGCAAGTCCCCTACCTTGGTCCCCGCAGGAACCGGCATGGTGCAGGTCGTCGATGTGGCCTGATATTGCTCTAGCGAGGCATCCGCTATCCAAGGTATTTTCCCGCCCATGATGAAGGTCGCTCCAGATGCTTTGTTGAGGATGGCGTTGGGAAGCATGACTACCTCCCTAGGTGAGCGCAACGCTTTTCAGCGTGCCGCCCACATTGGCCCAGAGCTTGGTGTCGCCACTGGTGCTGTTGTGGAAGACGCCGAAGGTGCCGTCTGCGATCTCGTCGGTGGTCGGGTCAGCATCGAGCGTGACGACGCGCCCGTTGCTGGCGTACATGAACCATCCCTGGTTATCCAGGTTGGTCAAGGCGAACTGCGTCATGACGCCATCGCCACCAGAGACCGCAGGAACCTCCCCGCCGCCCTCGACCGCGACGCTGGGCCAGCCGGCAACCGTGTAGTTGTCCTCGGTATTGATGAACTGGATCAGCAGGTCCGCACGCTTGCCAGCTTCCCCGGAGGGCAACGTGATCGCCGTGATGTTTTCGGACAATTCAACGACGACGGTATCAGTGCCGTCAGGCAGCGCTGACAGGTCGAGAACGCCAGAGGCCGACGCGACCGTGGCAACCTTGCCTCCAGCATCTCCACCCCCGCCCAGAAGCTGCCACTTCCCCCCGGTATGCTCGTAGTAGAGGTCCGTGCCCTTGAGCCGCACCATCCAACCGCGCGCCGGGGTGCTGAAGACCCAAGAGCCGCTACCCAGACGGGCATACTTGCCGGCTTGCCCGGCAAAATCTCCGGTAGGTGCGGGGCCGACAATCACGGCCGCGCCAGGGCGGATATCCGTACCGTCCACCATAGCTCCCGTAGCCGTGGGCGGGGCGTCCGGCACGCCAGAGACTTGGCTTTTCATGGCCGTTGCGCCGGGAGGCGTCCGCCCCCAGAAGCCGACAAGGCCGGAGATGGTGTCCGGCTCCGCGCCAGCATCCAGAGCGGCAATCTCGGAATCCGTCAGGTAGCGGTTGTATACGGCCACGCGGCCGTACTGGCAGGCCGAGCGGAACGACGAATTATCATCGTGGCGCGTGCCAATGCCTATATAGCTGTTTGCCGTGCCGGGGTCCGTGAACGTCTGCGTGATCTGTTTCTCGGCGTGAACGCCCAGGAAGTCGATAGCGAGTTTGGTCGCGCTCTTGCCACGCGCAAAAGCGTTCAGCCAGACATCGTTCCCCGGGTCAGCGACGATACCGCCTGGAGAGAACGAGACTGCCGAACCGTTGATGAACAGGTAGGGATTGACCATTCCGCTGAGGATCGAATAGCTGAAGTAGACCGCGCCGTACCCCGACCCGCTTTGGCCGATGTCGAACATCGTGTTGGTCGGCGGGGAGGACGTGGCCTTGGTCTTCAGACGGACGAATACGGTGAATTCCGTTGCTCCGTTCAGGATGGCCGCGCCGCCCGCAATTACCGCGCCGGAACGCGGGGACGCCGAGGCCGGATTGGCGGAGCCAACGACTACAGGGTCAAGCGCCAACTCGTTCGGACTGTTCGGCTCGAACTTGTCGATATTGGTTACCGAGAGGTCGCCCAGGTCGATAGTCTTCTGGTCCTCTCCGGCCGAGGTCACATTCCCGTACGTCAGGGTGTTGCCCTGGCGGGCCAGTCCGCGCGTTACGCGGGTTCGCGGCGGCAGCATCTGAGACGATACAGCCCCCTGGGTGTCAGTCAGGCTCAACTGCCCCGTCTCGGGGTTGTAGTCGGCCGCGATGAGCGGATCGCGGTACGGGTAGAAGACCTTTGCGCCGGCCGCCCAGGTTTGAGGAAAATAGCCGTAGTAACCCCACGAAGTTACCGTGCTGTCCTTCAGGATAACGACAGCCGTGTTCGAGTCTACAGAGATCGACAGAACCTCCGGCAACCCGGTGGGAATAGTGGCGATGTGGTACGTGGTGTCATAGCTCAGGTCTCCCCAGGCCCGTACTTCGCCGGCAGTCGTAACGCCGAAGGCGATCTGAGGGGTCATGGCTATCGACTTGAACCGTACATCCGTAGGGATGTCGTCGATCATCTCCTGAACGAGGTTGCTGGAACTCCCGCCTACCAACACCTTACCGTCAGAACGCAGGGCCATGAACATATAGCCAGCGGCGGCGACAGCAACGATGCCCTTCCAGTCGTCGGTCAGTGGGGTGTGCGTCGTGCCGAGACCAGGGACCAGATCAACGCGCCCCGTCTTGCGGAGAACCAGCAAGCAGGTCTGCGAAGCGGCGACGGCGGCGACATTGCTGTAGTCGAACCCTGCCGGGAACTGCCAGGGATAGTAGTACGACGGAACATCGTTGTTCCAGACATGCAGCGTGCCGAAAATATCTACTGCCGCGCCGGGGTGGTAACCATCGACCGCAGCGAACATTGCGATGTCTTTTAGCCCGGCGGGGTATCCGGTGGCGAGGGGATAGCTACTGCCGCCCACGACTGCCGTGGTCCCGTCCTGATAGCTGAAGAACTGAGGATCGAAGCTATAGGAACCCAGGAGCAAAGCTGCCTGAACGGGCTTCGTCGGGCTGGTGGAGGGAGTCCCCGCGCCATTCAGCAACTGTCCGGCAGGCGTCAGCATGCGCTGTCCGGCCGGGAAAATCTTTCCAGCCCCGGGCGCTCCCTGCTGCGTATGCGAGATGGGCGGAAGCGGAGAGCCGACGTTCATGGACGAGAGAACAGAACCGTCCTTTGCAATCAATTGCAAAATACCCGTGGCGGCGTCGAACGTAGCGGCCGACGCATACAGCGTGTCGATACGCATCCAAGTCTTGTTCTTGCGAGCGTACGTGCCTCCGCTATCCGGGGCTTCGTATACGGGTTCAGGAACCTCTCGGACGATGTTTGCGCCGGGGACATGATAGCCTCCAGAAATCGGAAACTCTCCGGTCTCGGCGCTAGAATAGACGTGGACATCCGCATTGGCCCGGAGTACCGCCATTCCCAGACCCATGCTGGCCGGATTGGTGGACAGGGTTTGCAGTACCACCGCGTCGCTGATCGGGTACGATGAGGGGTCCATCCCCAAGGCCGGGAGAACGATAGAGGGGTCTTCCGCATGCAGTACGCCCGAGGTATCTACCCAAAGCGTCGCCGCCCCACCAAAATCGACGGCATCCTTTACGCCAGACAGCGTGGACAGGATTGTGTTTGAAGACAACTGGCCCCCGTACGCGATGGCCGTCCCGTCCTGGAGGATCAGGACAACGCCATACTGTGCAGAGTAGTGGTTGATAGCAGATATCCGGGCTACCGGCCCGATACCGCTGGGGATGTCAAGGAAGGAGGCAGCAGCAGAGTCGCTGGAGTCTCCCCAGGCTACCAGGGAGCCGTCAGTCTTGAGGGCCAGGAAGCATTTGTTCAAGGCGACGAGGCCCTGGACGCCGGATAGGCCACTGGGGGGTTCGTGCCACGTAGCCGTGCTCTCGCTGTTGACGAGATACGTGGAGACGGTGCCGTCTTCGTGGACGATGCCATAAGCGTACGCGCCAGCCGCAGCACCTACAGCATCCGTGACTGCCGGAGGCGTGATCGCGTAGTTCGCCGGGAGATGCTTGTTGCCCCAGGCGACAACCGAGTGATCGGCTCGTAGAGCGAGTGCGTAAACGGTGCAGCCCTCAGCATCCGTGGAGATGGCAGAAAAGTCGTTGCTGCCGTATACCGCAATGATGTCGGACAGCGCCGGGATATCGTCGATACCCGTTTCCATGTCCGCGTAGTCGCTATTCGCGCCGGAGAAAACCGAAGTACCGTAAAAGGCTACGACGCCGGTCTTACGGAGGCCGAGATGCGCCGCGCCGGAGTTGGCCGTCGTGACGACGCCAAAGCCCGGACCGCGCCAGACGCTCTCCGTCTCGATAGGGGCAGGGGGAGGATCGCCGCCCGTGATCTCGGTCCATGTACCGGATTGTCGGCCGTACTGCTTACCGTCCATGGGAGCCTCGGGAATGCCGTCTCCCCCGCCGCCTCCCTGACCGTCATCGACCCAGGCGCTACCATCGAACCAGATACGCGAGCCATCTGCCAACAGGCGAGCAAACCAGCCCTTCTTCGCGGGAAGAAATATCCAAGCATCGTCCAGGTAGACCGCGATGTCGTTGGTGTGGCCCGCCCATGCGTCCGTCGCGCCGGCAGGGACGATATAGCGGTCACCCTCGTTCGGCGAGGCCGGAGGGGTCTGCGTCGTCATGCTCAGGACGGAAAGCTGCGATACCGTGTCGAGCAAGACCAGCGATTCGTTGGTGGGCTGGCCCCAGCCGCTTTCGGCATCGTCCCACCCGTACGAGATGCCCAGATTCGGGCCAGTTTTTTGCGGCATGTTAGCCTCCGAAGTTATTGCCCCAGTTGAAGCCCCAACCGGCCGGGAACACATCATAGTGCTGAATGGTAACGCGATACTGCTGCCAGGACACTAAGCCCGCCCGGACTGACTCCAACTCGACAATCATGTTGGTTGGTTCCCCGGTCGGCGTGCCCCAATCCGCCAGAATATCGGCGGCGGTGTAGGTCCAGGTGTTGGCCGTGATCCCGGCCTGCGTGCGCTTGACAGTATCGTCGGACGGATCAACGATCCGAACCGTGTAGGTGGTTCCAGGCTCCGGCCCGATGTCCCCTTCTTCATGTGCGATCAGTTGGTCCTGCTCGATCAGCCTATCGCGGTGCGCCCAGGACATGACCAGATCACCCTCGGCCAGTACCGCCTCCCCGAAGCGTTGGCCGTTCAAGCGGAAGTTCCCAGGCGGGTAGGGCAGGGCATGGCGCTGTGCTACGGTCGCATTGTCCGGCGCGGCATTGGCCTCCGGCAGCGTGGCCGACGAGGTACGGGTCAGCAGCTTGTAAACGACATCTTCGCCGTCCGTGTACTCGGTCTCGTCGTTGCCGTTGTACTGCTCGTAGAACCATATACGGTCCCCGGCCAAGTGCTTGGCAGGAATCGTGTCCGCGACGCCGCGCTTGATGCGCAGCTTGTTGTTCTCGATGTCGATGGACTCGATGGCGACCAGTTCCTCCCCGATCAGAGCAATTTCGCCCACGACAACCAAGTCGAGATCGACAGGGTTGTTGACGGTGATGTTCTTCGTGTAGTGGCCGATACCAGTCTTCAGCGTAGCCGTGGGGGTGAAGTCTCCCGACCCGTGATCCGCGTAGCTGGTGCCGCCGTCATGCGAGGCCCGGACAAGGTAGTTCAGCGCCGTGCTCGTCGGCTTGGAGGCCATGACGCCCATGAAATCAATTGCATCATCCAGGTAGTCGAGATCGGGGGCAGACATGACGCGAGCCAGATCGCGGTACGGGACCGTCATGTAGCGGCGATTCTGCGAGGGTACAGGGTCGGAAGACGGAGGTTGCCAGCCGCCCGGCTGCGGATCGATGTAGCTGGTCATCGGGAATCCGAAGACATCCTGGATGGCCGAGATGGTCAACGAGCCATCGGTGATGTCGGCGTCCACGATCTGGCCGGAGCGCAGAACCATATTGTCGATGCCGCGCGACGGGTCGGAGACGCGGAAGGCTGCTGCCGGAGCCAACTTGAATGCGCGTCGGTCCAACTTGACCTTGAAGCGACGGAGACCGTACGACTCCGCCCGAAGGTCTCGCTGTGCCAAACGTAGGGCCAGTTCAGCGTTCGGGCATCCAGGGTAATCGCGCGTGTCGCTGAATACCTGCCCGTCGCTCTGAAGGTTGGCGATGTTCTGTACGCGGACCTGTCGGTCTTCGTCGTCTACCGGGTCATGGTACTTGACCACGACCTCGTTCAGGGCCTTGTCCCGCGCGCTGGCGTCGTCTTCCTCAATATCCAGCAGGCCGGAGTTCTTGGTGAAGAGCGGCAAGTCTTCTATCTGGTAGTCGTCTCGGATCAGCCGGAGCGTCATCAAGCCCGAGCCACGATCAACGTACAGCGCCGCGCCGATGTGGTCGAGAATCTGGCCGACAAACGACTGGAGCGTGTCTTGGCGCGCCCAGCGCAGGCAGAGACCGAACCCCTCATCGCAAAGCGTGTTGGCGGCCGATACGAAACTCTCTTCGTTGAGCATGCTGCGCGGCAAACCCCGCCCCCAATCTCGGTTCGTCAGGCACTCCAGCAGCATGTGCGCCGGGTTCATGGCATACACGTCGAACGGATCGCTGGGCAGAACATGAATGGAGCGCATGGGGATCAGCGCCTTTTCAGGATACCAGCAATCGTCGTTATCCCAGCCTTTGCTCCAGCGCCGGACGCGCATCTTCCATTGTTTGGGGTACGGGTTGAGGGAACAAACCAATCCGTCGTAGAACAGCGTGACGACCCCGCGAAAGCCGGGAACGATAGCGCCTTCAAGCATATCCACCAGCGGCTGAACCGGGGTCTGGTCCGGCCCGCCCATCATGACCCAGCAAGTGCCCTCGATACCCCCTTCGCCGTTGTCGCCTCCGAACAGATCGCCGGCCCGGATTTTAAATGACTGGTTGCCAACGATTGGGTCCGGGGGAGGGTGGTGCGTATAGACCGGAATGGGCGGCAAGGGAAGCCCGGTGACAGGATCGGTCTGTTCGATATGGCCGGTAACCTCGTCCCAGCCGAGCGGCCATGCGATACGGTCACCCACTCGAATGGCGACGAGTTGGTCTACCGGCCCACGCCCCAAACCCATGTGGATGCCGAAGTAGTACCGATAGCCGATAGTGACGCTACTGCTCTTCCCGCCGCCCATTTTGTTCCCTCTTTCTCATTTGTTCGACCGCCCGCGCAGCGAAGGCGTCTCCGGTGGCAAGCACCGCATCAGCATCCAGTCCGCCGCGTACCAGTTCCCTGAAATCGAACCCGTACCGTTCGCACCATTCGCGCGTCCCCTTTACGCAAAAACCGGGCTTCTTTCTCCCGGTTTCGATTACGCGCACATCTGCCATGTAGACGCGGTTGGGTTCATACTCTCGGGTCGTCATTTGCCGCCGCTCCGCTTGATCGGTTTGGTCCTGAAATTCCCGTAGGTCAAGACCATCCAGTCAGGTGTCCAGTTGTCCCCGAAGAAGACGCATTGCGGGGTGCCTTCGTCGTACTGCGGAAAATCGAAATCGGAAAACGCCGCAGGTTTCTGGTCTTGCGGTCGTTTCGCCGTCGCCTGAGAGATGAAGTACGAAGCGATCAGGACAACGATGTAGTAGATCAAGGTATACATTGCCTCTCCTAGAAAACCGGGTCGCCGTCGAAGGGGCTTTTACCCATCAGGTTCGGATCACCGCCGTAGTTTAGATGATTATTGAACTTCGAGGAACACACATTTGCCGTGCGGTTGCAGCCGGCGTAGGCCCGGATCGTCTGCCCTACCTGGAGGCCGTCCGTGAGGGCCATCAACGTAATGGTGGACCCTGAGTGTTGGTCGATGCCGCGTCGCTCGAACGTGCCTGGGTATATCTCCCATTCAACGAAGCCGCCCGCAAACCAGCCAGTCTCTTTGCCGGCAAACGCGGCCGCCGTGATAGACGTGCCGCCCAGGGCCTGGATCGTCGCCGTGACCGCGAAGTTGTTCTTATTGACTTTGCAGAGATGGTCGTAGAGGTAGTGGTGGCAGTTCCGCTCCCAGGACAACCGCAGACCATTGCGCTTGAACGACGCGGACAGCGTAAAGCAAGTGATCTTGTATTGGTTGACCTGGGTCTGGCCGACCTCACTCACGTCCCCGACCCAGATGACCGGGGCGTCGTCAGTCCCGAACTGGCCCTCTCGTACCGTGACGAAGATCGTGTTGCTCGGGGGCGTGCCTCGGAACATCGGGCCGATAGCTACTGCGTCCGAGCAAGTGATCTCGAACGAGTCCTGGTCGGCCTGTTCAGTCTGCCGCATGCCGCCATCCGTAATACCCCCGCGCGGGGACGTGTAGACCTGCCCATTGAACAACCAGTCCTCGTCCGCCGACGTGTAGCGCCAGACCTGGGTGCCCATCATGAATTCGTACAGGCGGGCAGGGAGGCCGCCGAAGTTACTCAGATATTCGTTTGCCATGTCAGTACCTTTTTACAGAACGCCAGCCGTGCGAGGTTTTCCGACAACCCGCGCAGGTATATGCGGCGTGTTCCGGGCCGGGCAAACCTGATTGAAGATTGTCAGAGAGATGTAGCACCAGCCTGTGGCTACATCCCCCGTCCAGCAAGTGCCATTCTGGGCGGTCTGATTCCATAGCAATAGACCCTCCTGGCCCGACCCGAATTCATAGGGAATAGACGGTCCGCAGAACGACGGGTTAGTGGCCGGCTGGCCCGAGCATGTGCCATGGGCCTCCTTGGTGGACCAGCCGTAGAATCTGAAATAGGCTTGGTCAAACTTGTACGCAAGCAGGCCAACGGACATGGGGTCCGCGCCGACGTACTCGCGGAATACCGTGCTGCGCCCCGCGAGCCGCGAAAGCTCGTTACGCGCTGCGTAGATGCTGGTGGAGCCGCGATCTCCGAAGACCTCATGCGACCCTTCCATCGAGTACGTGGAGACCGGGAAGCGCGTGGCGTCCGAGGCGTATTCGCTGAACGCAGCCAGCGTCGGGAATCCGGGGGTGCCGTCGTAGACGTGGAGACTCCCGCCGCCGTACGTATTCGTCGCTTCTTCGATGCCGCCAGCATCCGTCCTGTGGTACTGGTACGTTCCAGGCTTCAGGCATTGAAGCTCCTGCATCGTCATGCCGCTTTCGACCGCCTCTTCGGGGGCCATGACCTGATACCGATCCAAGACCATATTCCAGTACGACGTAGGAATGTTCGGCAGCGTGACGGGGACATCTTTCTCGATGATAGTCGCGTTGTCCGACAGACGAACCAGAACCTTGATGGAGGTTTCTTGCCCGGGGGCCAGGGCCAAGGTTCCCGTGTTACCCAGACCGCCCAGTGTGTCCACACTATCCTTGTTGGCAGAGACATCGAGAGTGAACTGGATCGGGTAGTGGGCCTCGTATGCCCAGGCGCCAGACGGCTCGTCATAGACCATACATCCGTAGTCGGCCTTGACGACCGCAGTCATCGGGACCAGAACGACGAATTGGGCGCTTTGCCGACGCGCTTTGATGGCCCGGACCAGGATAGTGTCCTCGTCCTCAACCTTACGGTACTCGTAGACACCGAAGTTCGGGTTGCCGATGCCGAAATCAACGAAATCATCGTCGGCCGTGGGGATGGCTCCGGTATGGTCGGAGAACATCCAATGGTCGATCTCAGGGCTGATCCGATCCCCCGGGCCAGCGATGACTGGCAGATTGGATGCGGGGGGTACTTCCGAAGAAGGGGGGATCAACGCCCGGACTAGGAGATTGCCTGTTTCCGTCAATAGCTCGAACCCGCCCGTGACGGGGGCTGTTGCAGCATACCGGACAACCTTGCGAAACAAGACCAGATACCGCCCCTCGCTCTCGATATTGATCGTCTCTACGCGCATGCCGGCTACCTGCGTGCCGTTATCGCGCAGTACGACCAGATCGACAAGACGATTCCAAGGCTGGGCCGCCACGACCGAGCCTTGGACCATCTGAAACCAACCGTCTTCAATAGCCATGATTCTACCTCTTTGCAATCAATTTCAATCTTCGGATGGCGCTTCTACCCGGACATTGAGTGCCACTCTCGGAGGGTACGCCAGGGAGTACGTGGGGATCGGGCATTTGTCGCTCAAGCTCACGACAGTGCCGTTAATCGTATAGAAAGGGTCTTCCGACGTATCGTTGGGGTCGCTGGCCGGGAACGCGGCGTATTTTTCCTCTTCCTGATCCCAGTCATAGATTTGCTGGCTCCTAGGACTCCACTGATCCCGTATCTGCTTGTACGGCGGTTGGATGGTCTCGTCGATGGGCGACCTAACCGCTATTTCATCCGGGCCAGGAACCCCCGTATCCGTGTTGAAGAACCCGGGCTGGATTATAAGAACAGAGCCAACAGGAGGAAGGACTTCCATGAGGTCTTCGTGCAACTCTTCCGGCTTTTTACGATAGTCCTTGGCGGTGACCGTGTAAGTATTGATGGTGCTGGGCTGGCCTGCCATATAGTTGACCGCGAGACTCGCCCAACTCCACTGACGACCCTCGAAAGAGCCTACGGATGTAGAGGACTGCACGCATGTCGGGTGTGTCGTGATGTACGCCGAGCCGTCCTGGAAGGATTGGTCAGGCGAATGCGACATCTGGACCTCGATGCTGGCCGCGCGGTAGCGGAACGATGAGTAGAGGTTGGGGACGATAGAGCCAATGGGGCGTGCTCGCAGCAGCCTCTTGGTCGGCAACCCTTCCTCATCGTATTCGCCTTCGTAAGCGTTCCAGATGCCCAGGCAGGCTCCCGGAGGAATCCCGCCAGGGAAAGAGACATTGCCTGCGAGAATCTGTTCATACGTCAGCATCTGGTCATACCCGACTTTATAGTCGCCCTCGGTGCCGCCATCGCTGACCCATGCAGTGGGCTGGAGACTGCGCGGCAACGGATTGCCACTTCCGTCAACTAGATACAACAAAGCATAGTGCGTGTACGCGCCATATCCATTCGGCAATCCTTGCAGAATGGCGTCTCCGCTTCGATCCCCCAGGAACGTGATGGAGTCCGTCACGCCATACGTGGTTGATCCTTGCCGATACTTGAAGCGACTGTCTGCGGGTATTTGATTGGGGCGGGTGACAACCGCGCGGGCGAAGATTCCGCCACCTGGAATCGGGAGATTGGCGCTACTGTCGTAATCGTGTGCAGCGAAAAACTCCGAGATCATGACGGGTACGACCGCTCGACCAGGACGCGCCGTCAGGTCCAATCCGTCCAGCCCGTCCAGCGTGGCAGTGAAGTCGTCCAGCGGCGGGATAACCCAGGAATCCATCAGGCCGTATGCCTTGAAGATGTTGGCTACCGTGGGCCAGAACTGCGTCGTAGCGCCGCGCCGCGTGCCGTAGAGGCTGGTGGTGGACATCTCGATGCAGAACTCGCCCAGGATCGTAGGCTCATCCGACTTCTTGATCGACGCCTGGAAGCGCCGCAAGCCTTCGAGAAGATCAACGCCGACCGGCCGATAGTTCCACTCGGTGAACATCTGCATCTGCAAATTGATGTTCTGGGCCAGTTTGCGCAATTGCGTGATGGTCAGCGTGGTGCTGTTGACGTACGCCTCGATACCGTAATACGCGCTCGGCAGGCCCAGGCTAACCAGCAGCGTGGCGAGATAGAACAAAATCTCCGACTTGTCGCCATACGCAGCTACTTCGCTGGCAATCGCCGCCAGTGCTTCCTCTCGGGCCTGTATCTGTTCCGGCGTCGCTCCATCTTGCCCCATCTTGCCGATGATGTTGTTGACGAAGATCGGCGTCAGATCGTCGCGTATGTAGTCCTGGTAGCGGTCCAGCCATGCGTTGGTCGGGGTGCCGCCGTTCTGCGCCCATGGCGAGCCGCAGCATCCCGTGGTGCATCCGCAGTCGGTATCGCTCATGAACGCGGACGGGAAAGGTACTGGAGACCAGTCGGTGGCTACCCGCAGATCGGGCGCTGCGCGGAAGATCGCAGTGACCCTGGAGACACCCATCGTATCTGCCTGATGGTCGATCTCGATGCTGTCCTGGTTCAACCGCATGAGGGAGAGGAAGCTGATGCGCAGAACCTGCCTCCAGTCCCATCCCGGAGGCAATGCTTCTTCCAAAACCAGAACCTCGCGGCTAGGGTCAGCCTCGTACGACGATTTAACCCTGCGGCAGTACGACATGCCGTTCTTCATGAGGATGTAGATGTCCTCTTTCCCGGGACGCCTGCCGGCAAACGCGGTATACCCGACGTTCTTTACCGTCATGTAGTGGCCGCCCGAGAGCACTGGCGTGGTCGTTTGCAAGTCTTCGTAGTGCGACGGAATCCAAACCGGGCGAAGCCGCCCGCGCAGGTAGTACAGCAGCGAGCGCAGTTCTGCATTCGCCTGCCGCCCGCGCAACGTCCAGTAAAAGGTCTGCGTAGCGAACCCCAGATTGGCCGTATCGGTGACTTTGGGGATGCCGGTCTGGTTATCGGCCTCTACCGTTAGGCGTTGGTAGGTGCTGTCGATGGTCTCGTCTTCGTTGGGGCGGGTATCGAATACCGGCAGACCCAAGTGCATGAGCGAAAACGAGGTCTCGGGCCACGGGGAGTTCTCGCTGAAGATGATCTCGGCCTGGACCGTCCAGTTACGGTCGGTCAGGCGGGTCAGCTTCGGTTGCTCGCTGAACCGGCCGCGCCGTACAGGGTAAATGAAGACCGGCTCATTCCAGGACCGGGCGACGCGATCCACTACCAGCTTGTTGGGCTGGATGTCGGTGATGGTGTAGGTCTGGACTTCCCGCTGCCCCCGCCCGCGAACCGCGACAAGACCGCCTACGGTGTAGTCTAGGCCCGTGGTGTCGATGGGAATCTCGGTGGCGTTCAGGGCCAGCCCGCCCTGGTAGAAGGTGACATCGTGCCAGATCGGGAAGTACCAGTCCTCGACGCTGCGGTCCTGGAGCGCAAGGTCCGCCCACATGCGGTCAGTGCCGTCGAGAACAAACCCCGCCTCGATGGTGCGACGGGGGTTGATCCGCAACTGGCGACGCTGCTCCGCCCCGGAGGGGCTGGACAGGATACTGGTCAGCCATTCGAGTCGTTCCAGAACCCCACCATCCCAGTTCGGAAACAACGGCCAAATGATAGGATCAGCCATTTCTTTTACCCTTATTTCAGCATCTGTTTGATACGAGAGGCATTCTTTTGAATGTGGACCATAACAACCTGCTCCCCCGCCGACGAGGACATCGCATCAGGGACTACAGCGGGGTCCAGAACGGGTACGACGCGGAGATTGACCTGCGGCTTGGCCGAGACATCTCCGTTGCCCGACAGGCCGCCATTGAGCGCGTTGCGAGGGTCATTCCGAGACAGGACTTCTTCGCCCTTTTGGAGCACCGCAGCAACCTCATCCGGCTTCAGGCCAACACCGGCCGCACCGCTGTGAAAGCGTGCCGCGCCGTGGAAGAGACCTATCGGGACATTGCGGCGTGCGCCGCCGCCCCGACCTACGATGGCCCCGGAGTGGGCAACCGCAGCGGCCTGGAAGAGTGCGCCCCACATACCGGAGCCGCCGCCAGAGAACAACCCGCTGAGGCTGGAGAACAGGCTGCCCATACCATTCAAGAGACTGTCGAAGAGACCGCTTGCACCGCCCAGGAATGAGTCGAAAATGCCGCCCAGGCCAGAGGTAAGGCCGCCTGCGCCTTCGGCGATCCCCTGGGTGATCTTGCCGGGGGTTTCGTCTAGAGACTTGATGAAGTCACCCAGAGGATCGTCGCTGCCGCCGCCGAAGATGTTGAAGCCCTTGCTGATGTCGCCCAGGCCGCCCAGGGGGTCGCGTGCATTCACCGTGTAGAGCGGGTTGGTCGGGGACGAGCCGGGTTGCGACAGCGTATCGGACATCCCGAACAGGTTGGCGAAGAACCCGCCGATGCCATCGCCGCCGATCCCTCCATTGATGCCCTGCATGATGTTCTCGGCCAGCGCCCGGCCCAGAACGCCTTGCAGCGTCTGCAACCATTGTCCCAGGATGCCCAGCAGCGTATCGCCCAGATTGTCGCCCAGCTTGAAGTTCGTGAAGGCGTCGGACAGGGCGTTCTTGAACCCGTCATTGATCTCTTTGGCGACTGCGTTGGACTCGGCCTTCAGCGTCTGCATGCGCAGGCGGGTCTCGTCGATTTGCGCCGACAACTCCTTGAACGCAAGGCTCTCTTTCGGCAGACCGGAAAGCTGCGCCTCCATCCGCTCCAGACCTTCTTGGGCGAGCGCGATCTGCGAACGACGAACGCCGTCCATGGCTTTTGCCAGATCGCCAGTCGTGAGAACACCGCGCTGCTGAAGCAGGCCCAGGCGCGTGGCATAGCGATCCAGGGAGCCACTGGCGAGGTCGGTTTCCTTGCTGATCTGGCTGAAGACGTTGCCGACCGCTTGGAACCTCAACTGGAGTTCGATCTTGTCGATCATCGGCAGCAGTTCGGGCATCGTCGCGGATTGCGCGCGCAGACGGTTCAGGAACTCGCGGTAGTCGGCCTCGTAGGTGGACAAGGCTTGACGGAAGAACTCCGAGTCCTCGGTCCCGCCCAGGAATTCCGACAGCTTCAACGACTCCTGGCCTAGCCGGTCGGTGAACTCGCGCAGCGCGTCTGCCTGATCGCGGTTGATCTGGTTCTGGATGAACCCGCGCTGTTGTTGCAGAGCCTTGATCTCACCATCGAGCCGCGCCAGCGACGCTTGAGCGTTGATCCGGGACGCTGCATCCTTGGCGGCCGCAACCTCTTTGGCGACGCCCTCGCGCTCCAGCTTCGCCAGTTCGATAGCCTTAGCGTTGTCGGCCAGTTGGATGGCCTGTTTGCGCTTGTAGAAGTCCTGGATAGCGATGAGGCCCTGCTGGTTGGTGTGCTCAAGGTCGCGCAAGCGCTCTTCGTTGGCCTGCTTCTCCAGGTCGGCTTCGGCCTTGTGCTGGGCCTTCAGAAGGGCCAGACGTGCCTTGGCTTCGCGCCGTGCGGAGCTATCCCCGCCCGCCGAGTAGCTTTGCGTGCCGGTGGACGAACGAGGCGGCTTGGGTGCATTCGATCCGGTCAGCGCCACGCCGGCCTTCGAGACATCGTTCAACGAAGTCAGCAACGTGCGCGTGTCATCAGCAGACAGCGACAGCAGCACCCGCAGGTATTGCAGCGAGTTCAGCAGTTCCGGGCTGACGCCGGGTTGCTTGGACAGCTTGTCGATCTGATCCAGGGCATTTTGGGTCTGCGTCTGGAGTTGGCCGTTGAGCGTCGTCAGGGTGTTGGTCAGTTCCTCTGTCTTGGCCTTCTGGGCGTCGATGGCTTCCTGGCCCTTGTCGCTGGCCTTGACCTGCTCCTGGATAGACTCCGCTCGTGCCTGAGAGACTTTGGCGATCTGCTCGCGCAGGTCCGCCAGCTTCGCCGCATACTCGGTGAAGATGCCAGCCGATTGCTCGGTGAACAATCCAGCGACGACAGGGGCCAAGGTGGAGAGGTCTTGCTGGGCCGACCGGATTTGCTTCTCCAGACCTTCCTTCAAGCCATCGCCAATGCTCCCCGCCGCAGCCTTGGCAGCTTCGAGCGATTTCGTCAGTTCCTCGACTTCGCGCTTGGCCGCCGCATAGGAGCGCATGGCCGGCGTGATAGCCGAGGCCGCTTGCGCCTCGTTGGGGTTGTTGATCTGCTGGAGTTGGGACGCGGACAGCTTGGCCGACGCAGCTTGCATGCGCTGCATAGCCGCTGTGTACTGGCTCTCGATCTGGGCAAGTTCCTGAGCCTTTTCCGCACGCTGGTCGGGAAGCAACTTCAGTTTGGACTGATTTTGCTGGATGAGTTCGGTCGCCCCGCGAATGGTCGTGAGAACGTCATCGAGTGCGCGCGCGGCAGCATCTCGATTCTCTCCGCCCAGGATCGTAGGCAAGGCCGCTACGTCTTCGGGGCGCAACTGGCCCGTCATGGCGTCTTGCAGCTTCTTGTACTTGTCGATATGGTCGTCGATAGTCTTTTGCTGCTCGATCAGCCTATCGTTGGCTTCCTTCGCTTCTTGGTTCAGCTTGCGTTGCGATTCCGACGTGAGCCCGATGGCGTCCGTCAGCTTCGTGAATGCCGGCCCCAGCTTGTCGATCAGACCGAACATATCCGCGAAGGTGTAGATTATGGTGCCCCAGAAGAAGGCCCCGCCCAGGACGCGGAACAGAAGCGTGATGCCGGCGCGCACCGTTGCCAGGATGTTGCCGAACCGATTGAAGGCAGCGCCCGCAGCAGCAGCGCCCGCAGCCGCCGTGTCCAGGTTGCCTTTGGCGGCAGCGACTTCCTTGTTCAGGCGGTCTACTTCGGCGGATGCCTGCCGCAGGGCCGCAGCCTGCGCTGTGACGCCCGCAGCGTTGGCGGCCTGTCCGTACCCTGCCTGGGCCTGTACGAGCGCCTGGGCGCGGATTGCGGCCTCCTGCTGGGCCTCGGCAGTGACGGCGGCAATACGCCGTGTATGGTAGGCGTTGATCGCCCGGAGCGAGCGTTCGTAGCTGGCTTCCTCGGCAGCGATGGCTTCGGTCCTCGCCGCCCGCAGTGCGCGAATCTCGGCATTGTTGCCTGCGGCCTTGGCCGCCTGCCGACGAGCCTGATACTGCTGCTCGATCTCGGCCAGCCGTGCTTGGTGTTGGGCCTCGGCTTGCTCGATGCGCGTGTTCATGGCGCGCTGGGCGGCTTCGGTGGCCCGCTGGATGTTAGCCTGGGCCGCGACAGCAGCCGCCTGGGCGGCCGATACCGCGCTGGCCTGGGGAGAGACAGCCTGATAGGCGTTCTGTCGCCCTGCGAAAGCTGCGTTCTGCCGAGAGACCGCCGCAGCGCGTGCAGCCTCCGTAGCAGCCAGGGCCTCTTCTGCGGCCTTCTGGGCGTCGATGGCGGCCTTGTACTTGGCGCGTTCTGCCGAAAGCTGGCGCAGGGCCGCAATCTGGCCGGAAGCCGAGTTCGCCGCGCCGGCCTTCGTCGCATTATCCACGGCAGCAGCCGTCTCAGCCGCTTGTTTTGCAGTTGATTGCAAAACCCGGTTCAAGCCGGTCAGCCGAGCGATAAACGAGACTGCCCATTCCGCCGCCTTGATAGCCGTGAGAGCCACGGCCAACCGGATGAAGTTCTCCCAGTTGACGTTCAGCGACGAGACATACTTGATGCCCTCGGAGATAGCGTGGAAGACATCCAGGAATGCTTTGCCCACCGACTCCGCGAAAGAGACGACAGCAGGGTTCTTGAAGGCATCCGTCAACTCCGCCATCATCGACGCCAGCGGCTTGGCGAACTGATCGCCGGCTGTGACGCCCAGGTTACGGAAGGCATTCTGGGTGATCTTGATCTGCGCGTCGAGCGTCTTCATGACGGTCTCTTGTTCGCGCAGTGCAGACGTGCCGGAGTTCAAGCCCCGGTAGGCCGAGGCGAGGTTCCGGTTGAGGATGGTGTTGGTCGTATCGTTGACGAACTTGTTCAGCAGCGCCCCGATCCGCCCGGTGCCGGACAGTTCCCGGATCGTCGCTTGGCGGCTCGCGCCGTCGAGGTCGCGCAGTCGGTCCAGATAGTCCTTGAACGCCTTGACGCCATCCGTCTGGATGCGGTTGATCCAGTCATCGACGGACGTGTTCATGAAGGCGGCGAACTTGGCCGCCTTGCCTTGCATGTCTGCGAAAATTTTGGTGATGGACGTGCCGGCCACTTCAGGCGATACGCCGAAGTCAATAGCCGTGGAGGCAACGCCCAGGGTGTCGGCGTAGCTCTTGAACGCACCCGCCGCATCGCCTACCCGTCGTACCACGTCGATCAACTGCTCGCCCGTGGCCGTGGAGTTGTTGGCTACCTCGTTGAATGCCGAGGCCAACTTCTCCGTTTCGGTCAGGGGAATGTTGAAGATGGAGGACAGCTTACCGACCGCGAGACCGGCTTCATCAACCGAGATGTCCAGTACCGAGGACATGCGGGATACGGAATCGGTGAACTGTACAATGCCCTGGACGCCTTCGCGCCCGAGACCCTGCTGGCCCGCCGCCGCCGCGATCTTAGCGAGATCGGTGGCCGAGATGTCGATGCGAGTAGAGAGGTCTTTCAGGCTCCCGGACAGTTGCCGGATTTCCTGGTCGCTGAACTGCGTCGTCTTTTGGACGTTCGCCATCTCGCGCTCGAACTCGCGGATGGATTTGACAGGGAAGGCCACGACCTCTGCGGCGGCCAGAGCGGACGAGACCGCCCCGACCCAGCGGATAACGCTCGATAGCGTCCGATTGAGACTAGGCGTGAGGTTGTCGTGGCCGTTGACGTATACGTCTAGGTCGCTTCGGTTTGCCATCTTTCGTGTCCTCGAAGTATGTACCTTCAAGAGCCGCAAGATGCTTTGCTATCGGATTATCCTTCTTGGCGAAGATGCCGCCGACAACCGACGCCATATCCGTTACGAACCGCATCCGCCGCGCAGCTTCTTGCCTCTCCGCTACATGAGCGAACGCCATGAATTGCAGATACGAGTATTCGCGGATTTCCGACTGTGTGTGCCCGTTTTGTACCAGCAGCCCCGTCGTGTCCTCTACCCATTTTGCAACGCTGACGTTCTTCAGCCTTTCTTTCCGTTTTGCTGCCTTGACGCGATCTTGGTTGCTTGCGCCTCCATCCTCTTCTGCGTCATCGAAGAGAACGAACCGATCAAGGCCGGGAGCAAGCTCTGGGTAAAAAAAGGGTAGTTGACCCCGACAATCCCGACCGGGACGAGAATGCCCTCGTCGATCAGGAGATTGTCGTACTGCTCGGAGGTCAGGTTGGTGAACAAGGGGACGACCTTGGGCAAGATGTCCAGCAGCGCATGGAACAGCTTGGAGACCAACGCCATGTTGTGCTTGCCAATCTCGGCCAGCTTGGCGAAGTCGCTGATGTCCACGTCATTGACCGACTT